TCAGGCATTCTCATTATGATGAGCTGACCCTGAATTTGGCTTTGAGCCGGATCTGCTGCTGTTCCCATGGTGGTTGGTCCTCGTCAGTCTGGTGATTTCATCCCGGCCGGCTCGGTTGTAGAGGAAGCATTCGACTTGCTTCCTGCTGCTGACCGCTTGGTCAAGGCGGTACTCCCCGAACGCCGGGCGTTTGAGTTTGTGCTGGTTGGCCAGCCGGCCAATGGCCTGGGCACTGACCCCCAGCTCCTTGCCCAGCTCGGTGGCGCTCCAGAGCTGGGCGGTCACCCTGGGCGCTTCGATAGGCAGATCGAAGTGCGCCAAGATGCGGCCGATCTCGGCAAGCTTGGCCGAACGGGAAAGGGTGGGGGAGCGCACGGTGCTGACCAGCTCGTTGAGTAGCTGGCTGTCCTGGTCGATGGTCAGTTGAAGTTGTTGCATGGCGTGGCCCTCCTGTCCCAGAGGATGGGGCGCCGGTTGGATTGAAGGAAGGGCCGTTAATCAGCAGGCTCATCGATAACCAGATGACCTTCCTTGAGCTCAACGCTCAGGCCGGTCAGCCCACAAGCTGAAATCGGGGTGTCCGCGGTCAGCTGGCCTGAGTGATACAGCTCATTCAGATGGGTGGCCAGGGCCGCCCAGGTATACACTGTCTTGCTCATGGTCGCTTTTCCTCGATCAGTTGCTTGCTGCGGCGATCACATCAGCCGCCATGACGTTAGCCAGTTCTGGAGCCAATACTGTCGTGGCGCTGATCAGCCTGTACTCGCCAGCCTCATACTCGCTCGGCCAGCCGACCAGTTCGGCATGAACCTTGATAAGGCCGGACTTTGGCAGACCAGCGCCGAGAGCATCAATAAACTCCTTGTCGCCATCATCGGCTATATCATCAAGAACCATCTTCCGAACATCTGATTCATGTGCTGACACCTCAAGAACGGCACCGGCCGACCAGCTCACGCCAAGGGCTATCAGGGCTGTAAAAGTCATTTCCATGGTCTATTTCACCTCAGCTTTGCAGCGGTTGCTGCTTTGGTTCGATTGCTACCACCCCGAGATCGCACTCGAACTGAATGGGCTGGCCGTGGTCTGCTGCGACCCAGCACATAACCCTGGTCATGCAGCTCAGAGCCTCCTCGGTACCAAGCGCCACCATGGCGGCGGCGATCTGCTCGGCGAATTCCTTGTTGTCGGCCATCATCAACCCTTCACAAACAGGTCGGCCGCCACGATGACGGCCAGAATGTTAATGGCCAGGATTGCGATCCCGGCCGCCTTTTGTTTGGTCACGCTGCCTCCTCATGCAGGATTGAGGTCAGTATCACCGGCTTGCCGAGCTTGATGGCCAGGGCGTGCTCTGCCCTGGCGCCGGCGCTGCGCTCCCAATGCGGCAGCATGACCAGCTGATCGGCCATCTTGACCATTTCGATGCAGATGGCCATGTACTCGTGTTGCTCCAGCCCATCCGGCAGGATTGCGGGGTTGAGCGCGATATGTCCGAGGGTGTGCAGGCGCTCGGCCTCGAGATTGAAGGCGTCGCGGTTGAAGTTCGGCAGGCCGCTCATCGGCCCGGCTATGTAAATTTTCGCCATGGTTGGTCCTCAATGAAAAGCCCCGGACTGGCCGGGGCTCTGGTTATGCCCGCCAGCCGCGGTACCCGATAAAACCTGGTGCCAGCACCTGCTGGAAGGGCAGGACGGGGAGGTGGGCTATCAGGGTCTTGAGCTGGGGGTTATCGGGTTGGCTATCAATGGTGACCCGGGCGCCGGGGTTGATGCGGAGGTATCTGGCGCGGGTCTCGTCGGCTTCTGTGCGGGTCAAGCCTTGTTGGATGATCGGCTCTCTAAAGCGCACGGCTCACCTCCCTTGTCTTCCGCTGCTTCCAGCATCAGTTGCACCACATCTGCAGCTGAGCTTGCATCGAGCCCTGACAGTGCGGTGGCCGCACTAAGCCCGGCAAAAACCTGTCCAGTCAGGGATGGTGGCTGATTGCAAGACTGTGCGTCTTGGCGTGGCGGAAGCCGGAAGGAGTCACCCGTCCACGGCATTTCGCCGGCGATCCGCTTGAGCAGCGCTGCAGCATCATGGGCAGGATCATCGCTGAATCCGTTCACGATGGACTGCAGTACGGTTATCAGCTCAAGCTCCTGACTCTCGGTGATAAAGCGCCCGCTGCTTGCCTGAGCGGCATCGATGGCATGTTCTGCCATGTTGATGCCCTTGGTTGCCAGCTTGATTCGATACTGAATAACCCCCTTGCCAGTGTCGTCCTGCACATCTTCATGAGCGGTAATCAGTGCAGAACGGCACATTTTCAGTATGTCGGTCATCTGAATAAGCAGGCCCAGTGGCTGGCTCACGACATGGCCAGCCAAATCAGCCCGCACATATGGCACCTCGCAGGAAACCACCGAATCAGCGCACCAGCTCACCTCGCCGGTATCGCTCGGGAATGGCTCGCTGTGGTAGTGACTCTGGTCACCAACCTGCAGCCAGATGCGCTCCGGCGCGGTGCGGATGGTTTCGGTTACTGTCACAGCGGGATTCGGCAGCTGGTCAGCCAGTAGGGCGTCGATGTCGTTAATCAAGCCCATCACGATGCGAGCATCGCATTCCGTGTACTCTAGGCGATAGCGGACATAGCGCTGGGCCTCCCGCAGCAGATCCGCCATCACCCAGTACTGGCGGGTGGCACCTGCCAGCTGTTCGGCCAGCTCCTGCTCGCGCTTATGGTGATTTGCCAGCAGCTCAAGCCGCGACTTCAGCGGGTGGTCGGCCAGCACCGAGCCGGTGGAGATGGCTCGCTCTATTGCAACGCCGGTGTTGTTGCTCTTATCCAGCATCTCCTGCATGCGTCGCTGCAGTTTCTCCACATCAGAAAACAGTACATAGCGCCCAGTGTTGTGGGCCTCCATGCACTCTCCAAACTCGCCACGTTTGTCGGCCAGTGTGCAGTTGAATCGCTTCACGATTGCTCTCCTTCCGCAAATTCGAGGGCGGCGGCCACTTCCGGCAGCAGCTCGTCCCAGGTGGCGATGGCGCCGTTCTTGTGCCAGCCGGCCACGCCCTGGCTGTTGTTCATCACGCCAAGCACCCCATTTAGCGCCTCAAGCAGCACATCCCGCTGCTTGGTCATGGCGACCAGCTTCTCTGCCGGGGAGAGCCCATGCTTGCGCTGCATGGTGATGGTGAAGGGGCCAGTTTCCGGGTGGTTGCCACTCAGCTCCAGGTAGTTAGTGGCGCCACTGGCCTTGAACTGGCCAGCGAACGAGGCGGCCAGCAGTTGCACCGCTACACCTGAGATGCTGAGGTTGATCCCGTCATTGGCGTCAAACTGGCTGATGAAGGCTTGTTTGGCCACGAACTCAGCCAGCGTCACGCCCTCCAGCTCCTCGGTGGCATAGCCGTCAAGCAGGTTCCAGCAGGCGACAATGCGGCGGGCGTTGGCCTTGCCTTCGCTGTCTGGAAAGCTGTTCTCATCCCGCGGCCAGACTTCGCAGACGCCGGTGCCATCGGCAGAGCCGACCGACTGGCCGTTACGAAAAAGGGCCAGAAGCCCCTTGGTGTTTTCGCTCATGACGCATCTCCAATCTCGTTGAACTCGGCCGGAAGCTCATCGACAACCGATGCCTGCAGCACGACAAACCCACCATCGGCCAAGCCGAACGCAACCTTGCGCTTTGTGATCTTCAAATGCTCAGCCACGGAGCGACACGCCAGCTCAGTCACATCCTTTTTCTGCCCAACCCAGCAGCATTTTTCTGTATCGTGAGTGCCCTGGTAGATAGTGCCGGTAAGCGGTGATGCGCCCATGGTTTTCACCTTGCTCATGCTGCACCCTCCTTGTTCTGTTTCAGTTGCGCCAAGGCGTATCGGCATGCCTCATCAGGAGTAAGACCCTGGCCGCTGGCAAGTAGGGCCCCCTCAGTCTCCTTTGCGCTGGTACGCAACCACGCCATCCAGTCTGTGGATCTGGTACGGCTAAGTTCGACATAGAGGAACGGGTGAGTGCCAATCAACTGCTCAGCCACACTGAGGAACTCTGCTGATGGAAGATTGGTGATGAACTCCTGCAGGGCGCTTTCTGCATCTGCCAGCCACACCTTGATGGGGTTCATAGAGTCAGCCTCTGCCACCTCTCCAACTTGAGAGAGGTTGGTTGTCATGCGTTGTACCAGCTCCCGCAGTTGACGTATCCGCCCTGCCTGTGCCGCCAGTGTTTCCGCAGCCTGTTTGGCTACAGTCGAAATTGACTCATCAGTCCAACCTTCGCGGCCGCGCTCATCTTCCCAAAGCACCTCGATGGTATCGCTATCGATGTCACCGCCCATGCTGGCGATGGTTTCAAGCAAGTAGGTGAGGTCATCCAGTCTCATAGCGATGCCTCCTCGCCGCCCAGGGCGGCAAACAGGGCCGGGATGAACTGGGTCAGCTCGGCGGTGACCAGGGCGAAGTCGGCATCCAGGCGGGCGGCGGGCTCTTCGCTGGTCACGTCGTCGTTCTGTTCGCGCAGCTCCTCGCTGAACTTCAGGCGCTTGATGGAGAGGTCATCGCCCAGCACGAAGCTGAGGCGCTCACCCCAGTTCAGAGCGAGCTTGGTGACCAGCTTGTCGTTGGCGAGGTGGTTTTTCACCTCGTCGGTCATCAGATCCTGCTGCTTGAAGCGGGCGATCCCGCCGTGCTCCATCGCGCTGCGCAGCTCGGATTCATCCTCCAGGGTAAAGGCGGCGGGCAGGTTGCCCTCTTGCAGCCACTCGGTCATGGTGATCTCGGGCGGGTTCTTGAGCGCCACCGGCACCACCGGCAGGCTGCCAATGGACTTGCGCAACAGAGCCAGCACGTCGTCTGCCTTCTTGGCGGAGGAGGCATCGACCATCAGCAGGCCGTCGGCCGGGTTGATCCAGGCGTAGGTGTTGGCGGTGCGGCTGAATGCCCGGGGCAGCAGGGTGTGAAGCAGCTCCTCCTTGAGGGCCTCCTTCTCTTTCTTCTTGAGGGCGCGCCCCTGCTCGAACTCGATTGCCTCGACTTTCTCGGCCAGTTGTTCCTTGATGACGGCTGGCGGCAGGATCTTGTCCTCGCGGCGGGCGCACAGCAGGATCTGGCCGTTGGCGGCATGGGTCAGGGTGTGGCAGAGCTTGCCGAAGGGTCGGGTCCAGCCAAAGCGGGAAATATCCTGGCTGCCGCAGGGGGTGAAGGCGCACGCCTCCAGTTGGGTTTCCAACTGTTCGGCGGTCAACTCGAACGGGCGGGTGAAGCGATAAACTTGAAGGTTTTTAAACCACATGGTCTGGGTCCTGTGTTGGTAGGTTAGTTGCGGGCTTTCTTCGCCTGCAGGTCGTGAAGTTTTCGCGCGGCTTCTTCGGCTGTTTGCCGGTCGCAGGTGATGCCGCCAGGAAGAACGAACTTCCCGTGCAGCTTGGGGTGGGGCATGACGACGCCCAACCCGATGACTACTGCGCCGCAGTAGGGGTTTTCAGTGGCTTTCATGGGGTTCCTCGACTTATCCACCGTTTCTGTGTGGCTGGCGGTGGATGGATTGGGGGTATCAGGCGGCAGCGCTGATGGGCTCTGCTCCGGCAAGCAGTAGCGTGAGCTTGCTGACATCGCGGATCCGGCATTCGCCGCGCCAGTTGGGGGCGAAGATGAGGAGCATGGAGCCTTTGGGGTTGCCCTTCATTTCCTCGCCGGTTTCTTTGTTGATGAAGCTCACCCGGCCGTTGCGCCATTTGCCGTTCTCGTCGTGGTAGCCAGTGATGTGCCGCACCTCGCTGGCGCGCTCACCTGGATACCATTCTGTGCTGGTGTCCTGTGGGACCAGCATGACGGTGCCGATGCCGCGCCCCTGCTGCTCAATGGATTTTTCCACCCAAGGCCCGATATCTGAGTAGGGCGGGTTCAGCCATGCCCACGGCGAGCGCACTGAAGGGCTGATGAAGTCCCCCCAGTCCACGCTCAGGGCGTCGATATCCGGTGTTAGGTACTTCTCACAGAGCGCCGTTTCCGGCAGGGCGGCGGCATCGAGCACAAAGTTGAACTCCAGATCCAGCGCCCGGAAGAGATAGAGCGGGGTCTGGGTCATGTCGCGGGTGGCTTCTGGAGTGGTGGAGCCGCGGTAGTCAGCCATTGGCAGCCTCCTTGCATTCAACAGCGGTCAGCTGGTCAGCCATCAACGCTTCCCGCAGGGCGATCATCTCCCTGTTGCGGAACAGGCTAGTGGCGTAGATGAAGGGCTTGCGCAGGTTGTGGCCTTGGATCTCGAGGAAGTCCTTACAGCCCTGCTCTGTGAAGCAGGCTGTTTCGAAATTGTCGATCTCTTTGACGGCCAGCTTTACCCAGTCGCCAGTTTCGCGGCCATCCCGTCGGAGGCTCTCCAGTCTTCGCTCAGTCGTCTCTGAGGCCTCTACGTGTCTTTCTTGATGCCACCAAAAAATCCGGTCGTGGTCATAGTCAGCATCAACAACAATCTCGCGCTTGGAGAACACGCAATAGAGCGGGTCGGCAGTGAAGCGACCATGCTGAGTGTTCAGTGAATGCTGCATTCTCTGCAACAGTTCTGGTAGTTGCTGGCTCATGCAGCCTCCTTGCTGGCGTTGTACTGCTGAATCCCCCAGACGATAGCGTGCAGGATCCACAGGTAGTGGTGGCTGTATCGCTTCATCGTCAGCCCCTCCATCAACTCATATTGGCTTGGCAGGTCTGAATCGTGGATAGCCTGGCAGGCCTGAAACTCGTGGCTGTAGCTCTCTTCGCAGATTTCATTGACCGCGCGGATAATGCCTGAACAGTCCTTGCCATCTTCTTCACAATCTTGCTGTAACTCCGCTATCCACTCCTGCAGCCCAGACTTGAAGGACTCCTCGTCAAACTCCATGCAGATTTCATCGCGGCGGCCAGAAGCTCCCATCTGGAGTTTTTCGCCCCAGTACCGCGGATTGACGCCCTTCTCGAAGTTGCCACCGAAGAACTCGAACATGTCGGCGGTTCGGCTGAATGTCCATGTCCCCATGTCGCCGCAGACCGTGAGGTGGCCAGGCCATGTAACCAGGTCGAAGCGGTAGACAGAGCTGCCACGGTTAGAAAACTCAAGGTGACGGTAAAGGCCATCATCACGATGCACCTTCATAGTGTGTTCAGAGGTGTCGCGCAGAAAATCATTTTTCGCTTGCTGGGTGCTCATGCCGCCTCCTTATGCTGTTCAGCCTGCTGGTTGGCTGCGAACTGCTCTTCCCACAGCTTCACCTTGAGCTCGCAGGCGCTGTATTGCAGGGCGCTGTATTTGGTCTGGACGTCGTTCAGGGCGCGCTGGGCCTTATATAGCTCGTCGGCCTTGGCTTCCAACCCGGTGGCGCCTTCTTGTCGTGCGGTAGTAATGTGCTGCTCGGCTTCGGCAACCTGCTGGCGCAGCTCGCTGACCGGGGCCGCCTGGGTGAGCAGTTCGCCATCCCGGCCTTCCAGCTCGCCGATCAGGGTGTTGAACTCGTCGATGTGGGCGTTGGCGGCCTCGCTGATCATGGTCAGGTTGGCGTTGAGCAGGGTTTCGAAGCTGCCGATGGCGGCCTTGGCCGGGCCGTCCGGCATCAGCAGGATGTTGCGGATCTGGCTGGTGAGGGTGTTCAGGGCGAGACTGGTCGCCTCGCTGGGGTTCAGCGTGGTCATGGTTGGTCCTCTGGGATTGCAAGAGCCCCGTTGGCGGCGGGGCGGGTGATCAGTAGTTGATGGTCAGGTGGTCGATCTTGTTGCTGGCGATGTGCTTGATGAGGTTGATGGCTTTTTCCTCCTCAATCCCCAGGCCCATCAGATCCAGCAGGATGGCGCTGTTGATGCGGCCTCGATGGGCGCGATCTGCAGCGCGGCTGGCATCTTCTTCGGCTTTCAGGCGCTGTTCGTGCTCGATGCGCTGGCGTTCCTGCTCGGCTGCGCGTGCTGCCGCCTCTTCGGCTTGGCGACGGGCATTTTCTTCGGCCTGCAAGCGGCGCTGCTCTGCCTGCTCAGCTTCGGCAATGCGGCGGGATTCTGCCTGCTGGCGGGCCAGCTCGGCTGCCTCTGCATCGCGCCTGGCTTGTTCTTCACGTTCACGGGCGGCCTGGGCTTGGCGCTGGGCCTCCTGCTCGCGGTGCTGGGCGGCTTCACGCTCCAAGCGCTGGCGATCCTCTTCCTCCCGGCGGGCTTGCTCCGCCGCCTGCTCGGCTATCAGGCGCTCGCGGTTGATGCGCTCCTGTTCGGCCTGCTTCTGGCGCAGTTGCTCCAGCTCGGCCTGCTCGGCTTCGTACTTCAGGCGGGCCGCCAGCGCTTCGCCGAGGCGCTTGGCTGCGAGCTCCTTGGCGACGGTTGCCTGGGGCAGCAGCTCTTGCCAGGTGTCGTCCAGCGCGGTCTGCTCGATCTCCTGCAGCATGGTCTGCAGATCGGCGGCGGCGAACTCGTGAGCGCCTGAATCACCAAGGTCTTTCAGCATGGTTAGGCGGTCTTGCAGTGCTGCCACCCGGGCTTCCTCTGCCGCTTCGTACTGGGTGAGCGGGGCGCGCACCTCGTCTTTCAGGGTGTCCAGCGTGTCACGGATCTGTTTGCGGTTCGCGTCGATGCGCTTGGGGATCTCCTTGAACTTGTCCGTTTGCTCCTTGCCGAGCCCGTCCAGGTAAGTCTTGGTGCGGGCGACGGCATGGGCGACGCTGGCGATCTCCTTGCGGCCCTTGGCGGTGGTGATGTCGGGTACCAGGCTGGTTGCCTTCTGGCGGATATCGGCCAGTAGTTCAGCCATGCCCTGGCCCTCGGTGAACAGGGCGACGGCGGTAGTGGGTTCAATGACAACCAGTTGAGCCTGGGAGTTGTCGGTCTTGGCTTGTGCGGTCATGACGGGTCCTTAGGATTGAAAAGGCCTGCAGTGAGCGGGCCTTGTTGGTTATTGCTGGGCGCGGTGCCCGGTACTGAGCTGCTTCTTGCGCTCGCCGGCGATCTGCTTGATACCGGCAATGATGTTCTGGTCGCCGGTTTCGTTGGCCCAGGTCCAGGCGGTGGTGTAGGCCTGTTGCCATTCGGTGGTATCGCATGCCCCCTCGATGGCGGCGCAGTGGTCGGCGTAGGCGTTGGCGTGCTCCGCCAGGGCGGGGTCGACCACCTGCTCGTGCTCCAGGGTGACCGGTTCGGCGCTCTGGCCGCGGATGGCATCCAGGGCGCGGCTCTTTGCTGGGGAAGCCTGCTGTAGCTGGTTGCCGGGGATCTCGTTGATGATGATCTCCTTCCCTTCCATCTCCTCGGCGGTGGGCTCGCTGCCTATCTCCGGCCAGGCCTTGCGCAGCGCCTGTGCCTCGGTGCACTTGGCGAGCTGGGCATACGGCCGCTTACGCCACATAGCGTTGGGGCATTCGGTCTTGCTGCTCTGGGTGGCGTAGTTCTCCTTCCAGCGTTCCAGGGCGTGGAAGGCAACCCGCTGGCCGTTGACCATCTTGAAGACGGTGTACTTGCACCACTGCGGGTAGGTGACCTTGATCTTGGCGCTCTGGTTGTAGGGGTCTTGAAACTCCTCGGTCACATCCGGCCCGAACACGGGCTCGTCGACCCCCGCGTAGTTGCCGGAGCGATCGGCCTGGATCCGGTACATGCCGATCCCGGGCATCGGCACATCCCGCCAGACCTTCTCCTTGGTGCGGGCATCGGTCACCTGCATGGGGACGAGGTGGACCGGCTTGAGCAGAATGTCCAGGCCGCGCGCCTTGCAGTAGTCGATGGCCATGACCACCGAATCGGGGTTGGCGCCCGGGTAAATGGTGTTGCACAGGGCGTTCCAGGTCGGCTCGTCGATGCCTCGCTGTACGAGAATGGGGAACTGGGCGGCGAAGTTATCGGCCGCCTGCTGCTTGATGCTGGTGATGTTGCTCATGCTGCTTTCCTTGTCGCCCAGGTCGGGCGTTGGAGGGGTTTGAAGTCGTGCCAGTCGTTTTTGACCCGGCAGTCGTGGAAGCGGTGGAGGTCGCGGTGGAACAGGTACTTGCCGGCATCCTTCCAGTCGTCAGTCAGGGGGCGCACCCGCACTGGGTAGCGGCCACAGTTCACACTGGTGCTGACCGCCAGAAAGACGAAATCCGACTGCTCGCCCATCACCCGGTGGAAGCCTTCGGAGTACATGGCATCCTGCACGTGGTAGCGGAACTCCTCGACGTGGCGCTCGAAGCGCCCCATATCGTCTACCGACTTCACGTCGATCATGATGGGGTGATTGCTCAGGTGGCGGTCGGGGCGGACCCGGCACAGCTCCTGGGTCTCTGGGTCAATCCAGTAGAAGGAGGCCTCGCTGTGCCCCTCCTGCTCCAACAGCCAGCGTGCGTCCGGGTGGGCCATCACGCTGTCGCGCATCAGGTAGAGCTTGCGGCCTTCTTCGGCATCCATCACCGTCTTGCCCAGCTCGGCGCAGCTGGCCAGGAACTCGGCCTCTTCTGCCTTGCCGGCGTTGGTGCGGCGGTTGAACGGTGGGGCGATGATGAAGCGGCTTTCGAACTCGTCCGGTTCCAGCAGCAGGCAGTGGATGGCGCTGCCCATGTCGAAGGCTTTGAGTTTCTCCTGGTCGAGCGGGGCGTTCTTGGCCCAGATATAGGTAGCCGGGCTTTCGGCGATCTGGTCGAGCTGGCTTTTGCTAACCCCGGGGCCTGCGTGGTACTCCTCGTTGGAGAGGCCAAACACCCGACCCAGTGGGTGCGCGGCGGAGGTGTCGGCGATGGCGTTCATGCTGCGCTCCTTTGCTGGTAGTGTTCCCACTGCTCGTCGCTCATTGCGTCGTGCAGGGCGGCAAGGTGGTTACTCCAGGCCTCTTGGGCGAGGGCATCGAGCCCGGCATTCAGTACCTGCTGGATTTGCAGGGTAAGCGGCACCTTGTCGCCGGACACCATCAGTAGGTAAATGGCCTGGTTGAGTTGGGTCGCTCGTTCGGCATTCACCTCGGCGAGCAAGGTGGCGGCGTCGGTCTCGAGCTGGCCGGCCAGCAGCAGTGGCAGGTTCTCTTCGCTCCACTCGGCGATCCACTCAGCCTTGGCGTTGACCTCGGCCTCCTGGCTTTCCAGCAGAGCGAGCAGGGTGGCTTCGTTGGTCATGACTACATCTCCATTTCAAGCCGCAGGGCGCGCGCTTCGTGATACTCCTCAATGGCGCGGCGGGCGGCAGTGCGTTGGTGGGCAAGCCGGCGCTCTGCTGCGCTGGGTTCGACTGTCACGCTGTAGCGATGCTCGGTGCGGGGCGGCATAGAGCCGCGAAATCCCATCAGCTGGGCTTTGGTCAGTTGCTTCATGGTCTGGGTCCTGTGGTGGTAAAAACAAAAAACCCAGCGCGAAGGCTGGGGTTGTTGGTTGAAACTGGCGCTGGTTAGCGTGGCTGTATCAGCGATTTGGTGCGCCGAGTGACAGAAGCCAGGGTCAGCTTCATCAGGTCGGTCAGGTCGTCATTGCTCATCAGGTCGAGCATGCGCTGCATATCGCGCGGATCGGTTGGATCAATGACGTGGGCGCAGTCGGCGACCGGCCAGAGGGTAATGCTGTCACCGCCGCGGCGTCCGCTCATGCTGCCACTGTCTGGCTCGATGCTGAGCATGTAACGGGTGGCGCCCAGCTTGTGGCAGAGGGCCCTGGCTAGTTGCTGCCCGCTGCATTTGTGCAGTTCGCTGGCAGTCGGCGGGAAGGGGATGTCGTCTGTTAGCTTCTCCAGCTCGCGGCGGTGGAGCTCATCGGCCATGCGGTTGAATTCGGCGATGTAGGCTTCTTTGATGGCGGCGGCCTTGATGCCGGTAAAGCCCATGACAAGAAACATGAACCCATCTTTGGTCATGTTCCACATGCTCAGTTTGCGGCCTGTGGTATCGGTATATTCACTCACCTCAAAATTGAGGGCAGTGAATTCAGGTGAGCAACTGAGAGATTCCAATTTACGCAACACGTTGTCATGGCGCTTGCCGAAGGCATCGGCGACTTTGAGCGAGGTGGTCATCAGGGTGCCGCTTTCTACAACGGCGACGAGGCCCTGCATGGTGGCTGGGGCAATGGCTTGAGTTGTCATGTTTGCGATCTCCAAAAAGTTTGGAAACGCCACCGACGACGCCAATCATCTGGTGGCGAACTGAGCAGGGTTGGCGTGCCGGTCAAACAAGAACCCGGTGCCCCTAAGGGCCCCCACCCAGCCCGCCATAACTGACAGGTACTACTGGGCTGCGCATAAAAAAACACGCTGGCGCGTGTTATGCGCTTGTTTGATTATCAGGACGCCAATCCCGGCAACGGATTTTGCCGTTGCTTTTATAGTATCTAGAAACATTGGCATGGTTGTCAATCCATGAAAAAGCCCAGCAGTGGCTGGGCTTGGTCTGGTGGTCGTTGTGGCGACTACTTTGGTTGGTATTTCTCGAAGTAGCTGGCGGCCAGTTCTTGGCCTTTGGCGAGTTGGTCTGGGGTGAGACGCTTGGCTGCTTTATCTCGCTCTGGCGGGGACATTTCCACGCCATTTGCAGCCGCAACGGAGAACCAAGCATAAGCTTGGACATAGTCCTGTGGAATGCCACGGCCATCAAAGTACATGGCAGCCATGTTGTGCTGGGCTTCAGGGCTGCCTTGCTCGGCAGCTTTCCGATACCAGTGCATTGCTTGTTTGTAATTCTTGGTAAACTCGCTGTCTTGGCTATACATGGCACCCAATACAAGTTGGGAGCCAACGTCTCCTTGCTGCGCTGCTTTTAGCCACCATTGTTCAGCTTGTTGGTAATTTTGTGTCACTCCAAGGCCGGAAAAATATTTAACTGCTAGGTTTCCTTGGGCTAGAGGATCGCCTTGCTTTGCTGCCTTGCTTAACCATTTCACAGCCAGCTTGTCATCCTTGGTGACACCATCACCATTGGCATACATTAACCCGATATTCGCTTGGGAGTTCATATGCCCTTGTTTAGCCGCCTTAAGGAACCAGTCGGCAGCCAGCTTGTGGTTTTGGGTTACTCCATTGCCATTGTTGTACATCACTCCTAGATTGAACTGTGACTCGGCATCCCCTTGCTCGGCAGCCTTACGGAACCAGGCCAATGCCTGCTTGGTATCCCTTGGCACGTTGTCGCCGAAGAAATATGCAAGCCCAAGAAGTGCCTGAGCAGCAACGTCACCTTTATCTGCTCGTTCAATAACCTTGGTTACAACATCTTGGCCCACCACTTCTGCCCGCGCCATCGGTGTAGCTAGCAATGACAACCCAAGCAACACCGCTCCGATCCAACCCCCTACTCGATTCATATCCCCTCCTTGTTTCGAAGGAAGCATTATGGATCTGTTTGGGGCGACTGTCAGCCTGCAACCCCCTGATACAAGAGGCTCCAGGCTGGCCACTGTTGCCAGTGGCCGCCGTTCACATTCACACACCGCATTCCGGTTTTAACGGGGTATCGGCGCATCCCTACCGGCATCGGGATTCGTGGTTGTGAGCCGGTTCCGAGTTGTTAAAGAGCGAGCTCAGCCGAATTTGGCGTGAGCGAAGCCAAAGCATCCTTGCGGTGCTTGAGAAAGAGGCTTTGGCTACGGCGCTATGAGGGAAGCGCCAGACCCGGGTTAGACGGCGTTGCGGTGGTTCTGCGCAGTCAGGTTCAGCATCAGGCGATGACCTTGCGGGACACGGCCAAGGCGCTGGTTTGCGATGGCGCGCTTTTCTGCCATCTTCTGGCGGCGGATGTCGTCTGCAATCTCGATGACCCGACGGTGGAGGCGTGCTCGACGAGCTTTGTTGCCGCTTATGTGGTCGGCGATAGTGGCGATAATCTGATCCGCTCTTTTCGCGGCTCTGGAAAAAATGCGCTTGGTCATGGTACATTCACTCCTGTTGGCGAGTTGGTCCTCGCTAATACCCACTTGATTCGTCATGCTGGGTCCTGTTTGCCGGGGTTGGTCCCCTGGCGACTTCCGATTGGGGGTGGTACCCCAGTCCTTCAAAGCCCGCCCTGTGCGGGCTTTGTCGTTCTTACGCGCTGGTCAGGCGCTTCTCACTGCTGCCCTGGTGAGGGGCCGGGTCCTGTTGCCGAGTGGTACTGAATTCTGTTTTTGCCATCAACCGTCAACGTTTGGTTTAATCGGTTAGGCAAAACTTACTGAATGCATGATAGGCAGGAATAACTAACAAGGCAATACCTTAGTAAGTTTTTTTTAACTTCGTGTGCGAATGCCGCTCACGCCGCTAGTTTTCTGGTAAGAAAAAACCCGCCGATGGGCGGGTTTGTTGGTGATGCTAAACAGTCAGGAACGGCGCAGTTCAACCATCTTCCCTAGAATTGTTGCTTCGCTTGACTTGAGAAACCCGAAGTGGGGGTCGTCGGCAACCAGATTCATGCCATCAATCGCATTTTTCGCCCTCAACAGCAGAATCTTCTCGCCATGCTTTATCAGCGCAATATCGCCATTTTCGAGCTTTAGCTGCTGCAAGCTCATGTCGATAACTAGCACATCATCTTTGTGAATACCGCTTGCGGCCAGATCGTCGTTTTCAGCGATCACGGCGCATAAGTGCCCGCCATCCTCAACAACCAAGTGCTTTCCGGTGTCGATCAGTGGTATTGCATCGATCGGGTGGCCGACCATATCCATCATGTTCCAGATAGGGACTTTTGATACAGCTGTGCTGGAGGCGTACTCAGCGCTGCTCTTGCCGACGAATAGCCATATTGGGTCACAACCAAGAATTCTGGAGATGCTTAGCACGCTGCTAATTCTAGGATCACTGGTGTTGCCGTTGATGATGGCACTCAGAGTTGGCTTTGATAAGCCAGTTTTCCGCGCCAGATCTGCAGCGGTCAAACCTCGCTCCATCATTAGCTGCTTGAGTCTTTCGTTAAAGGAAGACATTGATTTCACCATATCGTTAGATTCAACAAACGGCATCCATTATGCCTTACCAGTGGTAAGGTTTGCTTTATGTTGACTGGTTAGTTTGTTCTTACTAATATTGGCAGGTATACATAAGAGGACCAACCATGCACATCGACGAACCCATCAAGTTTTTTGGCAGTGCGGCAAAGGCCGCCAATGCCATTGGTTACAACCGAGTTTGTTTCAATGACTGGAGAAAGAAGAACGGAGGCATCGTATCCCCGAAAGCCGCTGCATTGTTTGTTAGCGCAAGCAATGGTGAGCTTGATTTCGGGTTTGGCGACTACTCCAATACCGAGAAGGATACAAAAGCTGCCGCCTGACCAGCGGTAAGTGACTGAAACAAAATACCCACAGGACCCAAGACCATGACCAATCTGAGCCTTATCGCAAACACCGAAATGACCATGGGCACCCGCGAGATTGCGGAGCTGCTTGGTAAGCAACATAGCAACATCAAAATTTCCGCCCAACGCCTTGCTGCCTCTGGTGTTATCGGAACCCTTGCAACGCAAGAGTTCACCCACAACGGCAACGTCTATGAGGAATACCGCCTCAATAAGCGCGACTCGCTGATCCTGGTGGCCCAGAACTGCCCCGAGTTTACCGCCCAGATTGTGGACCGCTGGCAGGAGCTGGAATCCAAGCAGGGGCCGCAGATCCCGCAGACCTATGCTGCCGCGCTGCTTGAGGCCGGCCGCCTTGCGCTGGAAGTGGAGCAGAAAAACCATCTGTTGGCGGTTCAGGCACCCAAGGTGGCATTTGCCGATCGCGTTGCCGGTGACGACAAGGGCGTCAATATCGGCAACTACGCCCGCGCCGTTGGCCTCGGCCAGAACGTTCTGTTTCGGACGTTGCGCGATCACCGCATTCTGATGAGCGGCGGTAACCGGCACAACCTGCCATTCCAAGACTACATCGAGCGCGGTTACTTCACCGTAAAGGAGGGCACCCGCACCCACAACGATGAGACCGTCCCTACTTTCACGCCCATGGTGACAGGCAAAGGCCAGCAGTGGCTGACCAAGCGCCTGATTGATCTCGGCTACCTGAAACCCATTGCCGCCTGACCACCGGCCTGGTTCAGTACCAACAGAGGACCACCCCAATGGGAAGAATTGCCCAGCCAGACCATGAAAATCTGAGCACCATTTCTCCACTTCGCGTTCGCGGAAACCCCGCGCAGCGCCAGGTATGGAAGGAAGTCGGCGCCGAAATGAACATGACCGAAACTGCATTCGCCCGCACCTCGCTGCTCATCTTGCTCAAGGCAATATCTCAGCACGAGCCGCAGATCCTGGCGAGAGCCGTAAAACGAGCCAACCGGAGCCTGGTTGAACAAGGGTTCCCGCCCGTGACCGTCGAAGAAATCCTTGAGGGATCCGGCCTGCCCGAGCGGGGCCTGCTGCAGTTCACCCAGGAGGATGAGGCCGCATACAACGAAGAGCGCCCACTCCGCCCACTGCAAAAACTCATCAACTTCGTTCTCGGGAGGTAACCAATGAACACCCTAGCCAGACCGCCGCGACCGGCATCCCAGTACGTCAGCGATCGCGACAACATCGTTTTGAAGGCCGTCATGCATGAGCTGGCCCTGGCCCTCGATGAGCCGCTGATTTCGACCGCACATGCCGCTGGCACCGATCGCCAAGCCGTTCGCCTTGCTCGCGAACTCGAGGCCCGCACTGTTGAGCGTGCCGAGGCGCAGCCTAGCGCCTAATTTCCCCAGGCCCGCCTTACCACCGGGCTTTTTTAAACAGGACCCAAGAAATGACCAATTCAACCATGGCCCCCATGGGCCACCCCTTGCCGCACGACCTCGATCACTGCCCGCTGTGCGGCAGTGAGCTGCGTTCCAGTACCGACGATCACGCCTTTGAATGCCCGGCTTGCGCCTACACCGAGCAGGAGGTAGCGGCATGACTATCGCAGCAAGCACTGATTCAATTTTGATGACCGGTAGCGAATTTTTTGCCCCGGTTGCCACTGATCTGGTTGATGGGCTGATCGGCAGGTACAAGGCCATGCGAGCCAATATTGAGAGCGTGGCCGGCTTCATTCACGGTGGAGACAACGCATCTGCCATCGGCTACTTCCTGCGCGGCAATCAGGGCGGAGAGCGCTTTATCCGCGCCGTGGCTGACATCTTCAAGCTGGATGGGGCCGTCGCCCAGCTGAACGCCGACTACTGGCAGCAGGCTATGCAGATGACCGACGTCTACGACTACATGCCGGCCAAGCGCCGTGATGAGTGGAACGAGCAAATCCGCAACAAGCAGACCCCTGACTTTGAGGAGGAGACCGTCAGATCCACGCTGATGGACCTGCTGGCCAGCCGTCACAAATTCTTTGGTGAGCGCGTCGATGGCATCTTCCAGAACCTATCCGGCGAGCACGTTACCAACCAACCGCAGGGTTTCAGCAAGCGGATGATCATCTACGTTAACCATCGCAAGGAGTACATCACTGACTTGCGCCAGGTGATCGCCAAGTTCATGGGTCGCGATGACGAACCAAACTGGCAGAACACCGATCAGATGCTGGCTGCCGCCAATCGCAACTCTGGTCAGTGGGTGAGCATCGATGGCGGAGCTATGCGGATCAGAACCTACAAAAAGGGCACTGCGCACTTCGAGATCCACCCTGATATGGCGTGGAAGTTGAATTGCGTCCTGGCCAGCATGCACCCCATGGCTATCCCGGCCGAGTTTCGCCAGAAGCCGAAGAAGCAGATCAAGGACTTCGTGATGATGGAGCGCCCGCTGCCGTTCGCGGTGGTGCGAGTCATTGCTGAAATGCTGAGACCGCGAACAACCCCTTGGAAGTCATCTTTTGACCACTCGATGCGCGATCCGGTAACCACCAACCGTAACAGCCTGGAATTCCGCTACTGCGATGACAAATCAGTGCGTGCAGAGGTTGCCAAGGTGCTAGAGGCGATTGGTGCAGTACGCATGACGAAAGGTGGTTACGAGTGGTTTGAGTTCGACTACGACATGCGCGAGGTGCTTGATGCCGTTATTGCATCAGGCTGTATCCCTGACCACAAGAGCCATCAGTTTTATCCCACGCCTGAGAAGCTAGCCCAGTTGGCTGTTGAGTTGGCGGAGATTGATCCAGCGAAACACAACTGCCTCGAGCCAAGCGCAGGGCAGGGCGGTCTGGCTGACCACATCAATACGCAGTGGCTCACATGCGTCGAGGTAAGCAAGCTGCACTGCGAGATCCTGAAAGCCAAGGGATACACCGTGGTGCAGGGTGACTTTCTGAAACTAGGTGGAGGACAGAAGTACGATCGAGTGGTAATGAACCCACCGTTCAGCGAGGGGCGCTGGAAGGCTCATACAGAGCATGCTGCCAGCATGGTTAAACCTCGCGGACGATTGGTCGCGATCCTGCCGTCTGGTGCAAAGAACTCTCTTACCCTTCCTGGCTTTGACTGCCGGTGGTCCAAGGCATTCGACAACGAATTCCAAGGCGCCAGCGTCAGCGTGGTCATCCTGTGCGCAGATGCGCAGGTGGAGGCAGCATGAACACCGTTATCAAATTCCCGGGGCCCAGTGCCCCCATTTCCAAACCTATCAGCAGAGGTAGCAACGTGAGCGAAAATGCCCGCAATGGCTTCCGCCTCGCTTACTCGTCGATGCTGAACGCCCCTTGGTACAAGGATGTAGCCAAGAAGTCGGTGTGGCTGCATCTGCTGCTGGATGCGGCCTATGAGAGCCGTGAAGTCACCTTCAATGGCAACCGCCTCACCATTCACCGCGGCCAACTGGCTTGCTCTGCTCGTTCGCTCGGGAAAGCGTGTGGCGTATCTGAGGATCAGGCTCGTCGGGCGCTGGACTATTTCGAGGAGGAGGGGGCGATCAGCAGGGAGACAAAGCAGGGCAAGAGCGGTTACACCATCATCAGCCTGCTCAATTTCGACGCTTACCAGCGCGGAGTTTCGCAACACTTTAGCGCGGAGTATGGCGCGGAGTTTGATGGCGCTCCAGATATGGGGTTAGAGGGTGATCGCCAACTCAGCGGCGCGGAGTTAGGTGCGGAGTATCATGCCGAAGATCTTATCATTAATAACAATATAAACTCTGAAGATAATAAACAGATCTCTTGTTCTGTTTCTGACGAAACAAAACCGGCTAAAAAAACGGCAGAGCCATCTGCCGATTCTCTGGCTGTGCTGAACCACCTCAACGCCGCATGCAATCGCCGCTATCAGGCCAAACCAACCACCCTGCAGAACATCAACGCCAGACTGGCGGAGGGCTACTCCGTGGTCGAGCTGCAACTGGTGATCGACTTCAAGCGTGAGCACTGGTCCGCAAACCTGAAAATGGCCGAATACCTGCGGCCAATGACCCTGTTTGCGCCGCAGAAGTTCGCCGGGTACCTGGCTGGCGCCCAGCGCTGGGATCAGATCGGTCGCCCGCGCTGCCTGAACGGCGAGTGGGAGGGCTTCGAGGGTAAGCGCAAGCCGATGTCCAACATTGCCGCCGCCCAGCAGCAGGCGCGCAGTCTCATCGAATCGGGAGCTGTCAGCTATGACGATGACACTCCCCTCTAACGTGACCGCTCTGCCAGCCAACCAGGAGGCGCCAGCCATTAGCGCCCGTATGGCCGCGTTTATCGCCGAGGAGCTACTGCCGCTGATGGCCGGGAGCTGGCCTGCCAGTGCCAACCAGCTGGATGCCAACGCCCGCGGCGTGGCGCTGGCATGGGGTGGCGTGCTGCGCGGCTTCACCCCGGCCCAGATCCGGGAGGTAGTGCAGGACATGGCGGCCGATGTGGATCGTCAGTTCGCTCCGCGCCCGGCAGAGGTGCGGGCAGAGATACTGCGCCGGCAGCCAGCCACGGCTGCGCCAGCCCGGGAGCCAAGGCTGGTGATCTCCATCAGGGCATGCGAGATGGAGGCGACCGTGATCGTGCTGCAGCGTGACGGCGACGTGACGAGCGACGCGGTGCAGGTTGAGCTGGACAGGATACTCACCGAACGCCGTCAGCGCGGTTTTACCATCACAGGGAGGATTTAGGGATGTTGAGCCAAGACGAAATGATTCAAATCGCCGTCGTGATGGAGTTTCACCTCGATTGGCCTGAATACCGAACCACGGACTTACCTGTGCTTCCTGATGGTTGGTTCTGGGTTGGTAAGGGGGATGGAGAGCGATTTTGGATGGATATCGGTTGCCCATGGCCAGATGCAGACGCGTCCAGTGTTTACGAGAGGTCTGACTGGGTTACCAAGCAGATGGTTGCCGAGAGAGCCTCTTTGCTCAACTCAAATCGCGGACTGTTGGAGGTGATGTGATGTTCAACCAAGACGTGATCGCCGCGGTCAAAGCCGCGAAATTCTGCCGGGTGGTGATCTATCCGGCCGTCCGTGGATGGTGCGGGGAACGGGTGCTGTTGGAAGTGGCAGACGAGATCGCCGTGCTGGGGCATACGGACTGCCAGCGCGGGGCAGGGCACTGGCTGGTGCTCGACACGACGTCTGAGCAAGTGGCGGAGGAGGTAGAACGGCTGAGAGGCGCGCCAGTACTGGTGTTTCGGTGTGGTGTTGCGTTTGGGGCTGTGGATAACTTCGAAGGGGAGGGCCTTGCCAACCAGTGACACGGGGTGTAGCGCGCCGTACCATTGCCAGTGCCGGACTTAGACCACCCGGTAGTTTGACCAAAGGACCCAGACCATGACCAAACCACATACCCGAGATCTATCCGTTGCGACCCAACTGGGGCGCGCCGTCAATTTTAACAACCACCGCAATTCTGCGTTGGTTGATCATCCCATAAGCCCCGAACAGGAACTGCTATTCCGAGAGCTGGTGATCGCCCAGCATGGCGATGTTTTCACCACTTCCCGCAAGGTTGCTGAGTTGTTTGGGAAGGAGCATCGCAACGTGCTGCGAGCTATCCGCTCGCTGGACTGTGATGAGGAATTTGCTGCGCTCAATTTTGAGCTGACTGATTTCATTGATAAAAATGGCGTTCCAAGACCCGAGTACCTGATTACGAAAGACGGCATGGTGTTCTTGGTCATGGGATTTACTGGCAAAAAGGCTGCCCAATTCAAACTGCTCTACATCCGAGCGTTCAACTGGATGATGGAACAACTCCACGAGAATCGAGATCTGCAGCATCTCCTGCACGACTTTGCTCGGCGGGAGGCTCTATCTGTCTCCAAAGGTTCTTTCCATGGACAAGGGCTTGCCCAGCGACGTATCGAGAAACGAGCGCTGGGCCTGGAGCAAGCCCAGCTCAAGGCGCGAGCACAGCTGTCCCTTGTACTGACAGGGACTGATGCGGCATGAGCTCCTATCCCAAATATTTCCTCCGCAGCCCTGAAATCCGGTCCCGTGCTTGCCAGATGGTCGCTGGCCTGCCGGTTGACCAAGACAAGCCTCTGGTCATCGAAGTCAAAGAGATGACCCGTTCCCTGGCTCAGAATGCTCTGTTCTGGGCAGTCATGACCGATATCGCCGAGCAGGTGATCTGGCACGGCCGCAAGCTCGCCAAGGAGGACTGGAAGCATGTTCTCAGCGCCGCCCTGTATCAGCAGGACGTGGTGCCGAACCTCAACGGGAATGGCTTCGTAGTGCTGGGCAAGTCCACCTCCAAGATGACCGTGCGCGAGATGCGCGACCTCATCGAGCTCGCCCAGGCTTTTGGTGCTGAGCAGGGCGTGAAGTTCGGGGATGAATCCCGCCGAGGTTTCGACTGGGTGGCCGCCTACGGGAGGGCGGCGGCATGAGCGATCAATTCACCCATTCTCGCCTGTCTGAGATTGCCTGCTCATGGCTCAAACGCTCAATGAGCAACAAGGGGCCAGCCTGCCAGATCGCCATGATTGAGGTAGGTGGTCTCTATGGTGGAGAGCGAGCTGACGCATGGGGATACCGCTGGGGATGTAACGGTGGTTCAGTCCTTGTCGAGGTGAAGGTATCCCGATCTGACTTCCTCGTCGATGCCAAGAAGCCGCACCGCAATGGCAAGGTTCTGGGGATGGGGACCTACCGGTACTACATGTGCCCAGAGGGCATCATCACTCTGGACGACTTGCCGCATGGCTGGGGATTGCTCTGGGTGAACAGCCGCGGCCATGTGAAGTTGCTTGCCGGGCATGTGTGCATGCTGCTCGGCCACAATGGACCCGGAGCCGAAACCGTCTGGGCGCACCAGAAGAATGACCAGCTTGAGCTGGAGATGATGGCCCTCGTACTGAGCCGGATCGGGGATCCTCAGGTGATGAGTCGCCGGCTGCGCGATGCCGAACAGAAGGCGCAACGCCTTGCCCGCTACCACGATGATTTCCACCGGCAAGAGCGTGAAATGCAGGTGCTGCGCTGGAAGGTGAAGAGCATGGGCGAGTTGCTTGATGCGCAGGGTGGGGAGGTGGCTGCAGCATGAGCAAGACCAAGGCTGACAAGCAGCATCTCTCCGACGTCGCCTCCCTGGGTTGCATTGCATGCCGCAATGCCGGGTATGGTGCCACGCCAGCGGAAATCCATCACGTGCGCTCTGGGTCTGGCATGGCCCAGCGCGCCGAGCACACCCGGGTGCTACCGCTTTGCCCGCGACATCATCGTGCCTGCTACCCCACAGGGTTCCACGCCGCCCCGCGTTCCTGGCAGCAAGAGCACGGCAGCGAGGAGACCCTGCTGGAGCAGGTGGCCAGAGAAGTCACCGAACTGCGCAAGAACACCATCGGGAGGGCTGCATGATCCACCTCACCGCCCTCGATGCGGCCCGGTTGCTGGGTAGCAGCCCGAAGGTCAGGAGCGCAGCCAAGCAGGTGCGCAAGGCCCAGCAGGTCACTTCCCTGCACGACAAGGTGCTGATCCAACTGGTCGGCCTTCCTGACCCCGCCACCGAGCTGTTGTTCCACCCCAAGCGCAAATGGCGCTTCGACTACGCCTGGCCCACCCGCATGGTCGCCCTTGAGGTCCACGGCGGGATCCACTCCGGTGGCCGGCACACCCGGGGGAGGGGGTTCGTAGAGGACCGGACCAAGATGAACGAGGCCACCTTGCTCGGGTGGACCGTGCTGGAAGTTACCCCGGAACACATCAAATCCGGCCAGTTGCGCGCTTGGCTGCTAGCCGCCTTCAATCAGGACCCAGACCAGAGGACCAAACCATGACCCACGCTATCGAAATGGCTCTGCGCCTTTTCTCGCCGAAAGGTGCACTACATGACCCCTCGTCTGGTCGCTCCAGCGTGCTGGGGAGAGAGGAGTTTCTGGGAGCCCTGCAGGTGGCCGCAAAGAGCAACCCGCAAGGACTCCAGTTCCTCATGGCTGACCACCTGGGGGATGAACAAGCCCTTGCGTCGCTGCTGACGCACTTCAGCGCCACGCTGGACAGCGACGAGGCCGGTGGTATGGCCATGGCAATCCTGCTGCGCCGCCCGCTGCCTGAGCAGCTGGAGCACTTGGTGCTGTCTCACCCTCACTATGACAAGGAGCGCCGCCGGGCCGCCGTGGTGATGGAGAAGGCCAAGCGAGCTCACCGCGGTGGCAATGACCACGAGTACCAGCGCCTTCTGGCCGAGCGTAACGAGATCCTGCAGTTGGCACGCGACCACTGTGTCGCCGAGATGCTGCGGTCTGGTCGTTGTCCTCATTGCAAGGGAACCGGGGTCCGCCCCCGTAAGGGTGATGACTGCCCGAAGTGCCACGGCAGTGGTCGAGTGGTGCCTGATTCCGAGCTGGTCTCGCGCCGATTCGGGCAGGAGATGCGGCAGGCCGTAGAGCGTGCTGTTGATGAGGTGATCCACCAAGCGTCAGACTTGTCCAAACTCATGGACCGGCAGGTGAGGGAGATGAAGGCTGCTTGAGACGTGCCAGCATAGCGATGTGAATGATGACGGCTGCTTTTCCAGTTCTCCTCCCTGGTAACTACGTAGTCATTTGGAATGCAACTATAAAAAGCAGTATTCTCATCGACTTGTTTGGCAATTAAACCTAAGAGTGGCGTATGGACGAATTAAGCTGGGGCTTCATTGGGGTTATTTCTGGAGCGGTCATCGGCGCCTCAACTAGCATTATTACCACCATCTTGACTGGTAAAAACACGTTTCGTTTGCAGCAAAATGCGAACAATCAAGAGCGGATGGAAAAAGCTAGAGCCTTTCAACGAGAAACACTGTTGGCCGTCCAAGAGACCTTAAATGATACGCTCAGGTCTATGATGCAAATTCACCTTGCCGACCTGATGGCTGCTAAGGACGGTGGAAAGTGGGGGCGGAACCTAATCGACAATGAGCTTGATGAGAATAACCGCACCTGCAATAGGCGCTTGCAGATTCTGACCGAAAGAATAGCTGATGATGCATTGCGGCAGGATTTGTATGAGTTGCATGCCGCCATATACAACAGCACCCGTGCCACCTCAAAAGAGGAAGCGAATCAGAAGGTTAACAGCTCAGTAACTCAAGCTGAGGGTTTTATGAAACACCTTGGTGCAGTGCTGAGAGCTCAATATGACACCACGGGAAGGGGCTGAAGACTTTGTTATCAGGGGGGGTATGGAAAGCAAACTGAAAATCACTGCTCTTCAAGTCGCCGGTTGGGGGCTGCTCCACGGCGATTTCTTTGACTTTCACGAGGTGGCCGAACGGCTGGCTGTATCTGCTGAGGTGGCCCGCGAGGCCGTCATTTATCTCCGGTCACTCCGCTATGTGGAGACGCAGGCTGAGTCGAGAAGCTGCAAGCGTGAGGTGGGCAAGAGAAGCTCAAAGCGAGTGTTTATCAAGGTCCTGGCCATCCACCCCGAACCGCCTCAAGGTTCACAATCTTTCAAGCTCAATGTTCTGCACTCAAAGCTGGTCCGGCTTTCCAGGGCTATGCCTTCACCTCGGGGAGTTCGCTGATACAGGTGGTGTAGCGGGGGCTAAGCTGCTCCCGTTTCATCATCCACTCCCTTGTATCCCGGCCCCGGGCCGCGAAGTAGACCTTTCCCAACCGCCCCTGGTTGATCTTGTCGATGACCTGCATCAGTGCCTCGCTGCGGGGGGATTGCTGCTCCGCTGCGAATAGGTCGCCCTGCTGCATGTCGGCTGGGGTAAAGTCGGCCAGCATGACGCCGCCCTTCTGATATCGCTGTTCGTCGCGCCAGATGTGGGGAAGTAGTTGGGGGATCAGGGCCAGCAGCGCCCGGGTGTCATTGGTGGGCATGGCCAGCTTGGTGCTCACCTGGTTGCCGTAGTAGGGGGCCTTGTCGCTGAACGGGCTCGTGCGGATGAACAGGGTGACGTGGCGGCAGCACATCCCTTCCCCCCGGAGCTTCTCAGCTGCCCGCTCCATGTAGCCGGCCAGCGCCTGGTGCATAGGGTCGATCTGGGTGATGCGCTCCCCAAAGCTGCGCGAACAGATGATCTGCTGCTTGGCCTGGGCCTCTTGCTCCAGCTCGGCACAGGGGATCCCCCGCTGCTCCTGTACCGTGCGTTCGACCACCAACAAATGATGTACCAATGGTTAACTGGCAGATCATTGTGGTGGAATTTCTAGTGCTAGGAATGCTGTACCCATACAGCCGGTATGCTGTTCAGCGAATCATTGACTACTGGCATGGGGATGAACATGTCGTCTATAACGCGTCAATAAAGAGCTCGTTCGATCGGAAAGTTGCAAAACTGATGGTGAGCTTGATTTGCCTGCTGGTATTGGGACCGATGTGCCTCATCGTACTTTTGGTGAAGCGCTGGAAAAAACGAAGGGGCCAAATATCTAGGGAGCCTGCTTCTGGTTGAATCCTCGCCGCCCCAGCGTTAGTATTGCTCAAAGATGGCCAGAGTCCTTGTGACCCTGGCCTTTTTCATTTCTGGCCCGCCTCGTGCGGGCTTTGTCGTTTCTGGAGGGGCGATGACGCCTGACAAGGATCCACAGAACTACAGCGTGCTCGCCTATCTGGCATTCGGCGGGCTGAGCGTATGGGGAGGGCTTGTGACCTACATACAGACAGTGAAACGCGAAGGGCGGCAATTCCGCTGGGCGGAGGCGGCGCTGCAGGTTGTGGTGTCAGGCTTCGCCGGGATGCTGACCATGTTGCTGAGCTGGTATATCGCCGCTCCGCTGCCGGTGTGTGGCTTTATGGCTGGGCTGGCTGGTCTGATGGGGTCTAAGGCCCTGGAGATTTACGAACGCCGGGCGACCGGCTGGATGACTGGGGGGAAAGAGTAATGGCACAGCGTTGGGTTGAAGAGGCCCGCCGGCATATCGGGCTGACGGAGATCAAGGGGCCGCAGCACAACCCCGAGATCGTGGCGATGTGGAAAGCAATCAAGCGGGGCGGCATCCGTGATGATGAAACCCCGTGGTGTGCCGCCTTTGTCGGGGCATGCCTGGAGCGTGTTGGCATTCAGTCCACCCGGTTCGAGGGGGCGCGCTCCTATACCTCCTGGGGGGAAAAGCTGGAAAAGCCGGCTGCAGGTTGTGTGGTGGTGTTCTCCCGGGATGGTGGCGGGCATGTCGGGTTCGTAGTGGGGCAGGACAAAGCCGGCAATCTGCTGGTGCTGGGCGGTAACCAGGCGGATGCCGTGAACGTGAAGGCTTTTCCGCGCTCCCGGGTGACAGCATACCGCTGGCCAGTCGGCGAACCAGTGCCGGCGGGTGACCTGCCGGTGATGGCCGCGACCGAGTTCTCGAAGTCAGAGGCATAGGCGCAAGCCTTGCCAATATAGCCGGGTGACCGGTAACAGCAGAGAGGAGAGAGCGATGGAGCACATCGTAGAGGTGGTCATCAACTGGATTGTCATCCTGATGGCTGTAGTGGGCGGCGCGTCCATGGTGGTACAGGGGCTGGCCAAGATCGCAGCCGTTACCCCGTCCACTCGGGACGACGAGGTTATCGGAAAGGTGCAAGCCTTTCTGGTCGGCCTGACCAAGGTGCTGGACAAGCTGGCAATGAACCTGCCGGCTGAGAAGGCGAGGAAGCAATAGCATGAACGGCCTGCTCGAACTGCTCGATATTCTAACGGCCCTTCTGGGCCGTTGGCTTAAGCAGGAGAGGGCAAGGGAGGTGCAGGAAAACCATGACAAGAATCATGCTGATCCACAAGGGCGCTTTGCTGAGCGCTTCGGTGCTGCTTCTGGCAAGTTGCCAGTCGGCCCCGAGTCAACCAGCAAACTGCCCGCCACCAAGCCCCAGGCTGACATGGAGCCCCGCCAATAACGGCGGGGTTTGTCTTTCTGGGGAATCCACAGCAGACCTACTGGACTATCTCGATGCACTGGAGCGATGCAGTGGTTAATGGCATTACCGTGACCGGGGTGATCACCAACGTGGTGAAGTATGACGGCTGTCATGCCCTGGTCGTCCTGAACACCGGCGTCTCCGTCGTGGTACCGGCAACCCATGAGCCAGTGCCTGGTGATGCCATCGTTGAAGGCGAGCTATCCATCTAAATGGCAAAGACCGACTGGGCACAGCTCAATGCAGAGTTCCTGCAGGAGCATGAAGCGACAGGCATCAGTGCGAAAGACTGGTGTGACAGCCGCGGCCTGAACTACAACTCGGCGCGTCGCTATTTGAAATCCCGGGGGCAATCCCCTGCGAAACCTGACAAATCTCGCGTAGCTGCGCAATCTTCGCATTCCGAAGTGCGCAAAACTGCGCAATCTGCGCAAAGTGCGCAAGCCCAAGGGAATGAGGCCAAGGCGAAAGGGGGAGAGCGAAGAGGTGGAAGGTCCTCCGCATCCCCACACACCTCGGCAGACTCAGCCCAGAACCCGAAAACAAACGGCCGGGACAGCAGCGGCCGCTTCACCGAGGGCAACCCTGGCAACCCCAACCCGGTCACGAAGTGGAAGCCCGGCGACCGGCCGGCGTTGACCCACGGCGGTTATGCCAAGTTCCTCGATGCCGAGGAGCTGTTCGACCAGGCCCGCGAACTCCAACTACGTGATGAGTTGGAGTTCACTCGGGCGCGCGTTATCTCCGTCACCCAACTGCTCAAGGGGCTGCAGCAGGACCTGGTCACCGCCACCGAGATGACCGACCGGATAGCGCTCTATGACAAGATCCTGAAAGCCGAGCAGGCCCTTGACCGGAACATCCAGCGGATTGAGTCCATCGAGCGCACCCTGAGCGCCCTGATGGTTGATGCCGTTAACGTGCCGAAGATAGAGGAGGACACCCGCCGCATCCGGGCCGCAACTCGCAAGCTTACCGCCGAGGCCGACCGGCTCGAGAAGGATGGAGGCAGTGAGTCAACCCCTGTCAGTGAGATGGTCTCGGAGCTCCACGACATGGGGACTGGTGGGCTGATGTCGTGATAAAATTGGCAGGAATTATCTGTTGGAGGGGTGATGAGAATTTATCGCAAGGACGAGACTGGGAAGACTGTTTACATTGCCGACTACCAGTTACCGAGAGAGGTTGGCAATGCCATCGACTCAGGTAGGGAGGTGCAATACGAGTTACCGCCAGTTATGCCTGCAGCGCGACCGATTGGCTGTGACGCCGCACCTGATTACGCTGCCACTGTCGCCATTGAGCGCATCCTCCTTGAGCCGTACCGCCTTTACCGCAATGGCGTGCTGGTAGAGATGGGCGCCATGATTGCCGATCCCCGCCATGTGACGATGTTGGCTGAGAACGTCAAGCGGCGCGCCGCAGCCAGAGGTGAGGTCAACGCCATCACCGCAGCATGGCAAGAACGAGCATAACAGCAGCATCACACACCAACCCGCTTCGGCGGGTTTTTTATTGCCTGAGGATCCGCCAATGACCGAACTCGATATCTCCCTCATGACTGAGCAGGAGCAGATGGCCTACATCCGCTCGAAGCTCAGCGACAAGTGGTGGCGAATGAACAACCTCTACATGATCGAGAACGAGCAGGGCCAGCTGGTGCGCTTTCGTCTGCGCCCGGCGCAGGAGCTGCTGTTCCGGACCATGTGGTACCTGAACATCATCCTCAAGGCGCGCCAGCTTGGGTTCTCCACGGCCATAGACATCTACCTGCTCGATGAGGCGCTGTTCAACAAGAACCTCAAGTGCGGGATCATCGCCCAGGACCTGACGGCCGCCGGCGAGATCTACCGCACCAAGATTGAAGTCCCGTTCGATAACCTGCCTGGCTGGCTCAAGGCCCAATTCAAGGTGGTGACCCGGCGCGGCGGGGCGAATGGCGGGCACATTCTGTTCCGGCATGGTTCCAGCATCCAGGTGGCCACCTCGTTCCGCTCCGGTACCGTCCAGCGCCTGCATGTCTCCGAGCACGGGAAGATCTGCGCCAAGTACCCTGAGAAGGCCAAGGAGGTGCGCACCGGTACCCTGCAGGCGATCCACCCGGGCGCCGTGGCCTTCATCGAATCAACAGCAGAGGGCGTGGGCGGCGACTTCCACGCCATGAGCATGAAGTCCCTCGAGCTGGCACGCGCCACCGGTGAGCTCAGCCAGCTCGACTGGAAGTTCCACTTCTTCGCCTGGTGGCAGGACCCCAAGTATCGTGCTGACGTGCCGGCATCCGGCGTGGTGATGAGCAAGACCCAGGTGGAGTATTTCGCCGCGGTAGAGAAGGCGATGAATTGCACAATCACCGACGAGCAGCGGCAGTGGTACGTGCTGAAAGAGTCCACTCTGGGCGCAGAGATGAAGCAGGAGTTCCCCAGCACGCCGCTGGAAGCCTTCCTGACCTCTGGTCGCCGGGTGTTCGACCCTATCCACACCATGGATGCAGAGGGCGATTGCATGGCCCCGTTAATCGTCTACGACATCGACCCGGTGACCGGCAAGCGGGAGAAGGCCCGCAAGCCAGAGAAGCTGGACGAGCAGGGGCAGCGCTCGCTCGAGAACATGCTGCTGGTCTGGGAGCTGCCAGACCCCGACGAGGATTACGCCATCGGCGCCGACGTTGCGGAAGGGCTGGAGCACGGCGACCGTTCAAGCCTCGACGTGACCGCCAAGAGCGACGGTCGGCAGGTGGCCCACTGGTTCGGGCACCTCGATCCCGGGTTGTTTGCCCAGTTGCTGGCCCACGTCGGCCGCTTCTACGGTACCGCAGAGCATGGTCCGGCCTACATCGGCCCGGAGCGCAACAACCACGGTCACGCCGTGCTGCTCAAGCTCCGTGAAATCTACCCGACCCGGCGCATCTACACCCAGGAGCACCTCGACCGGGACCGCGACGACGAGACGCCGCGCCTCGGCTGGCTCACCACCCGGCAGTCCAAGCCGATCCTGGTTGATGGCCTCAAGGCCCTGCTGCGTGCCGGGCAGTCCGGGATCCGCTGGATAGGCACCATTCACGAGGCAACCACCTACGTCTACGACAAGAGCGGCAGCATGAACGCCCAGGACGGCTGCTACGACGACCAGCTGATGAGCTACATGATTGCCCAAGAGATGCGCGCCCGGATGCCGGCCCGCATCGTCAAACCCGAAACCTCCCGCAAACCCAAGCACTGGATGGCCAACTGATGATCAACGCCCAACCCAAGGCCCCTGAGAAAGGTGGCCTCGATACCCCGCGACTGCTCAAATTGATGAGCGATATCAACGGCCAGCCTGACTGGCGCTCAATGGCGAACAGAGCTTGCGCCTACTACGACGGGGACCAGCTGCCACCTGAGGTGGTCAAGGTGCTCAAGGAGCGGGGCCAACCCATCACTATCCACAACCTCATTGCCCCGACCATTGATGGCGTGCTGGGGATGGAGGCCAAGAGCCGCACCGATCTGATGGTGATCGCCGATGACCATGACGATGAGCTCGAGCAGCTGGCCGAGGCCGTCAATGCTGAATACGCCGACATGTGCCGCCTAGGCGGATTGGATCGCGCCCGTGGCGAGGCCTACGGCGGCCAGATAAAGACCGGCATGGGCTGGGTGGAGGTGTGCCGGCGTGATGACCCGTTCGGCCCGCGCTACAAGTTCAGCAACGTCCATCGTGATGAGGTCTATTGGGACTGGCACAGCCGGGAACCTGACCTGAGCGACTGTCGTTGGTTGATGCGCCGCCGCTGGGTCGATCTGGATGAGGCCAAGACCATGTTCCCGAGCAAGGCACAGGTGCTGCAGTGGGGCGTCAACGACTGGGAGGGGGTCGTGAGCCTGACCTCCATCGATGGGCTGGACCCCAACCTCGTCAGCGCCTATGAAGAGTGGAGCCAGTTCAGCGGTAAGGAGGTTGAGTGGTGCAGCCGAGAGCGGGACCGGGTGTTGCTGCAGGTGGTCTACTACCGCACCTACACCATGCGTCAGGTGCTGATGCTCGACTCTGGCCGGGCGCTGGAGTACGACAAGACCAATCAGTTGCACCTGGCCGCGCTCGCCATGGGCCGGGCCAGGCTAGAACGCCGCCCGGTGGCCGTGATCCGGGAGTCCTGGTTTGTCGGCCCCCATCATCTGGTTGACCGTCCCTGCACTGCTCCCCACAACATGTATCCGCTGGTGCCGTTCTGGGGATACCGGAAAGACCGCACCGGCGAGCCATACGGCCTGATTGCTCGGGCCATGCCGGCGCAAGACGAGGTGAACCTGCGTCGAATCAAGCTGACGTTCCTGCTGCAGGCCAAGCGCGTCATCATGGACAAGGACGCCACGAACATGAGCCGGGATCAGGTGCTTGAGCAGGTGGAGCGCCCGGATGGCTATATCGAGCTCAACCAGGACCGTGCCAACAAGACCAGCGTGAGCGACGCCTTCAAGGTTGAGCAGGACTTCAACGTGGCGGCCCAGCAGTTCCAGGTGATGCAAGACTCGGTGAAGCTGATCCAGGACACCATGGGGGTTTATGCGGCCTTCTTGGGGCAGGGCTCAACCGGCCAGTCAGGGGTGGCCATCAGCAACCTGGTAGAGCAGGGCGCAACGACTCTCTCCGAGATCAACGACAACTACCGGATGGGCTGCCAACAGGTGGGCCAGCTGGCTCTGGCATACCTGCTGGAGGATATGGCCAACAAGCGCAACTACAAGGTGACGGTGAACCGTGACGACCCGCGTCGGCGCAAAGCGGTGGTCGTCAATGTGGAGCAAGAGGATGGCAAGCTGACCAACGACGTGACTAGGCTGCGAGCGCATATCGCCCTGGCGCCGATCCAGCAGACTGCTGCTTACAAACAGCAGCTGGCCGAACGGATGACTCAGGCTATGGCCCAGTTGCCGCCAGAAGCTGCAGCAGCATGCTTTGACCTGCTGGTCGAGCTGATGGATGTACCGCGCAAGGCGGAGTTTGTGGAGCGGATCCGCAATGCCCTCAACATCCAGAAGGACCCGGAGGAGATGAGCGAGGAGGAGCGCGCCGCCGCAGAGCAGCAGGCTCAGCTGGCCCAGATGCAGCAGCAGATGGCTATGCAGGAGATGCAGGCCAAACTGGCAGAGCTGGAAGGAAAGGCTGCCAAGTGGCAGGCAGAAGCCCAGCGCATCGCTAAGCTGACCGACTCCATCCGCTTCGAGGATGCCCTCAAGCAGGCCCAGACCGGCAAGACGCTGCAGGAGATGGAGCAGCTGGCAGCCCAGCAGGAGGCGATGCAGACCGAGCAGGCTGCCCTGCGGGCTCAGCTGTTAGGCACCATTCAGCAGCAGATAGACGCGATCGCGCTCTGATAGTTGCTTTCCTAATCGCCCAGCGTTACGATTTCTCCAACATGGCCCAGTCTCTCGAGATTGGGCCTTTTTCATTTCCAGACCCGGCCATTGTGCCGGGTTTTTTTATTTGGAGCTAGGCATGACCGACCAGCAACACATTGATGCCGAGATGGAACGTGACATCCAGGTGCTTGGGCTGACCGCGCCTCGCGTCACCCCGGAGCAGATCGATGCGCTGATGCGTGGCGTTCGCTATGAGGTGCAGGTTGTCGCCGGCACCACAACCACGCTGGCCACAGCCATTGCAGCCAACGGCTTTACCCTGGCTATCGGTATGACTGCCTGCGCCTCCCCGGAGAACTTCAATGTTGAGCTGGGCGCCAAGTACGCCATCAAGGATGCCGAAGCCAAGGCCCGCCAAGAGCTGTGGAAGCTGGAAGGGTGGCGGCTCAAGTGTCAATTAGCGAATCCATAGCGATAGACGACAGCCATTGCCCGCCTTGTGCGGGCTTTTTTATGCCCAGCCCCAGCCGGGGAGCGCTTTCACCGAGAGCCTTCCCCCGCTTGGGCAGCGATACCACCCACTGAAAACCCACGAGGACGACCATGAGCAAAACCATCGATAACCTGACCGGAACTGAAAGCCTGGACGAACTGGAAGCCATGCTGGCCGAGATTGAGCAAGCGCCCGATGTCGAGCTGGACAATGGCACTGACACCAAGCAAACGGACGTAGAACACGCGCCGTCGGCGGGCGAGGTGGCAGCCGGTAACGAACAAGCCGCAGCCAATCAGGTTGAGGAACAGGCCAACGCACCTGAAAAGGTGATCCTGGCCAAGAACGGTCAACACACCATCCCGTATGAAGTGCTGGAGCAGTCGCGCAACGAGACCAAACAACTGCGTGAGCAGCTGGCTCAGGCGCAGCAGGCACAGGCAGAGCGGGATAAGTTGCAGGCGCTGCTGGAGAAGAACGGAATCGACCCATCTGTTGACCCGGACAACATCAGCAAGGAAGAGCTGGAGCAACTGGCGCAGGACTACCCGGATATCGGTAAGGCCCTGATGGCAGTTGCCAGCAAGCTCGACAAGCTGGAGCCGCAAGCCGCGCCGCAACAGGTTCAGCCAGTCGCCAACCCAGTACAGGCCGCACTGCAGGCGGTACCTGACCTGGCCGCATGGCGTGACGGCGACCAAGACCGCTTCGATATGGCCCTCACTATCGATGACAAGTTGCAGGCCGATCCCGCGTGGAGCAACAAGCCGCTGGCGGAGCGGTTCGCAGAAGTGGCTCGCCGCACCAAGCTGGCCTTTGGTGATGAGGTCGAAGCACCTCCCGCCAAGGCATCCGGCAAGGCGGCAGAGAAACCCGCTGATCACATCCCGTCCAGCCCATCAGAACTCGGCCAAACCCATCATGCACCGGCAACTGGTGTCGAGCGCTATGGCGCCATGTCTCAAGCCGATCTAATCGGCGAGATGGGCAGCATGACCGAGGCCCAGATCGAGGCGCTGCTGGCGCAGTCCGGGTTCTAACCAACAACCCCGTTTACATCAACCAACCCCGGCCACTGTGTCGGGGTTTTTGTTTTCATGTAGGAGAGGATCATGACCCAAGTCACCTCGGCGCAAGCCAACAAGATTTTGCAGGCCGCCCTGTTTACCGCGGCCAACCGTACCCACTCGCTGGTGAACATGCTGACCGATGAGGCCCCCAAGGGCGTCAAGGTCAACGGCGGCAAGCAGACCAGTGCAGGCGCACCGGTGGTTCGCATCACCGATCTGTCCAAGCAAGCTGGCGACTCCGTTGATATGCAGCTGTTCCATCAGCTCTCTGGCCGCCCGACCATGGGTGACCAGAATATTGATGGTCGCCTGGAAAGCCTCTCTTTTGCAGACTTCTCGCTCAAGGTCAACCAGACCCGTCACGGCGTGGATGCTGGCGGTAAGATGAGTCAGTCTCGCACCCGGCACGACCTGATTAAGACCGCTCGAGCGCTGCTTGGCGATGGTTACTACGGCCGACTGGTTGATCAGCGCGGCTTTGCACAGCTGGCCGGCGCCCGCGGCGATTACTACGCGACCGATATCATTCTGCCGCTGGCGGATGACCAGGAATTTGCCGACATCATGATCAACCCGCTGACTGCGCCCACCTACGAGCGCCACTTCTTCGGTGGTGATGCGACCAGCTTCGAAGGCATCGACGCGGCTGACCGCTTCAACCTGGGCTGTGTGGACAACATGTCGCTGTTCCTGTCAGAGATGGCCAACCCTATCCAGCCGATCCGCATGGTGGCGGATCCGTCCGGTGGCGAGCCGCTCTACGTGCTCTATGTCACCCCGCGCCAGTGGCACGACTTCTACACCTCCAGCTCCGGTAAGGACTGGCAGGCAATGCTGGCGTCCGCGATGGAGCGCAGCAAGGGCTGGAATCACCCCATCTTCCGCGGTGAAGGTGCGATGTGGCGTGGCATCCTGGTCAAGCCCTACAAGGGCATGCCGATCCGTTTCAACCAGGGCAGCACCGTCAAGGTGTGCGCCGCCAACTCAGCGGCCGGTACGGAAGTGGACAAGGTTGCCGGCACCACCATCGACCGCGCCGTGCTGCTGGGCGGCCAGGCGTTGGCTAACGCCTTCGGCTCTGGCGAGCAGGGTGCTCAATTCGGCATGCACGAAGAGAAAACCAACCACGGCAACAACACCGAGATCTCCATCAGCTGGGTATCCGGCCTGCAGAAGATCCGCTTCAAGCAGCGCAACGGCAACATCCAAGACCATGGCTGCATGGTGATGGATACCGCAGTGAGCCCCATCGGCCGCTAAGCCCTAAACCAGAGGGGGTAAGTGCCCCCCTCCTTGTTTATCAGACCCAATAAGGAGCCATGTCATGGCCAAAACTACCCTGGTCGCCAAAGCGTACCGCTGGTTTGTCGGTGCGTTCGGCAACCTTTCCATCTCTCCTACCCTGGTGGCCAAGTTGGCGGCGGTACCGGCCGGCGACGTCGTCGCGTTTGGCGACAAAGTGGAGCCCAACCTGAAAGTGGTGGGAGTCACGATGTTCAGCACTGCGCTGGGCGCGAGTACCACCATCACGGCCAAGATCGGCGACACCGTCATCATCAACGCCGAAGGCACGGTGACGGCGGTGGCCAAGTACATTCCGGTTGACGACCTGCTGACGGCACCTGACCAGGAGATCACCCTCACCGTCGGCGGTGGTGCGGCAACGGGAATCGTCAAGCTCAAGCTGCACTATGAGGTGATCGGCAACCTGTAAGGCTGCCCGTCACGCCATGCCCGGCCCTGCGCCGGGCTTTTTCATTTCTGGATTGGAGATATTGCCGTGAGCGACAAAATTGCCGTGGTTTATATCGGCGACAAGCCGAGCAAGAAAGACACCGTCACCGGATCCCGCCTGGTGTTCCCGCGCCACACCGCCGTTGATGTGGAGAGCCACATCGCCATGCAGTTGCTGGAGTTCCCCACCGTCTGGATCCGCCATGATGCGCTGGCCGATGAGCTGGAGCGACAGGTGGCCATTGCCAAGGCAGAGGCCGATGAGCAGGAACGCCTTGCTGCAGAAGCAGCCCGCCTGGCCGAAGAGCAAAGCTTTGTGGTCGGCGACCGCGACCTCACTAAGATGACCAGCGCCCAGCTGGCGACCCTGGTGGAGGGGGAGGACTTGCAGGTTGAACCGCAAGCCCCTCAAGAGAAGGTGGGTGACTACCGGCTGCGAGTGCGTGACGCCCTGAAAGACAAGCTGGCGGCTGGCCAGGAGGGGTAATCATGCAGATGGTGCCCCGCGAGCAGTTCCTGCCTACCGTCAGGCTGCATATCACCGGCCCGCTCGAGATGCTGCTGGAGGAGGCTGTGACCGAAACGGCGATCACCTTCTGCCGTGAGTCAGAGCTGATCACTCTCGATCGCCTCCTTTCCAGCGCGTCAGCCGGTAGCCTGGAAGCGGTGTGCAATGTGGATGGGGTCACCTCCTGCAATGTGCTGCACCTCACCGGTGCTGATGGCGTGCCACTGGACTCCGGGCGTGACTACTTCGCCTTATCTGCAAATGAGTTGAGCATCCTGACCGACCTCAATGATGTACGGATCTGGTACGTAGCCGCTCCGGTAAAAGGCGCCAAGGAACTACCAGCACAGCTCTACACCGACCACTCAGAGGCCATTGCCCACGGCGTGGCCGCACTGCTTTACGCCCAGCCTGACCGCCCCTGGTCTGATCCAAAGCGTGCCAACTACCATCGTGCCGAGTTTGTTGAAGGGTGGCGGCGTGCCGGCCGGTTCCGCAAACAGCACAGCGCACCGACTCAAGTTGAGTTCTACAACCCGCCCCGCAAACACAGCTTTTTCTAAGGAGTCGCCATGGCTACCGTGTCCATTGCAACCATCATCAAGCGGGTCAACACCCTGCTGGTCGATCCCACTTTTACCCGTTGGCCCAAACAGGAGCTGCTGGACTACTACAACGACGCCACCAAGGCGATCGTGCTGGTTCGCCCTGACGCTCACACCAAGAACGTCGAGTTTATCTGCGCGGCCGGCACCAAGCAGGCGCTGCCAGCTGACGCCCTGCGCCTGATTGAAGTCTTGCGCAATGCCAACGGCAAGGTGGTTCGCTTCGTGCCGCGCAAGGCGTTGGATGACAGCTACCCAGATTGGCACTCCGGCAAGACAGCGGCATCAGTTGATAACTACTGCTATGAAGATCGCGATCCCAAGACCTTCTATCTGCATCCCGGCCCGGCCGAAGCGGTCAAGGTGGATGTGATCTATTCGGTCGCCCCGCAATCCAAGCAACTGGCCGATGTGGAGAACACCAACACGCCGGCGCTGGCCGACCTGGATGATATCTACATCAACCCGATCATCGACTTCATGCTCTACCGCTGCTTCTCCAAGGATGCCGAGTACGCCGCCAACAGCAATCGTGCTGCCGGCCATTACAACGCATTCCTGCAGCAGCTGGGTGAGAAAACCCAGGCTGACGCCAATATGGAAGCCCGCCAGCAGGCCGGCTTTAACCGGGTGACAGGTCAGTAAGGGGGCGCATAGATGGCAGGATTGTGGAAGCGTGACGGCACTGTAGCTGTCACCAGCGGCAGCAAGAAGGTGACCGGCACCGGAACCACCTTCGCAGATGCCAAGAACGGGGTGGCCAAGGGCCACCTTTTTTGTATGACCACCGGGGCAACGGTTGACCTCTATGAGGTCGATTATGTGGTTTCCAACACCGAGCTGTTCTTGGTGCAGGCGTTTCGTGGGGTTACCGGTACCGGCAAAGCCTACGAGGTGATCACCACCTTCTCTGACTCTATCCCGGAGTTTGCCCGCAAGCTAAATGCCTCGTTGTCCTACTACCAGGGCCAATCCGACATGGTGCAGCAGCTGTTTACCAGCGATGCGGCCGAGATCACTGTGACAGCCCCCGATGGCACCACCCACAAGTTGGTCCCATGGAAGCGGGTGACCAGCGATGGCGAGGGCCAGGCCGCCCGTGCCAAGGTCGAGGCAGACCGCTCCAAGACAGAAGCAGATCGCGCCGTCACAGAGGCCGACCGTGCGGCGGGGATTGTGGCTGCTGCCGCGCTCCCCCTGCCAGATGTGTGGGCGCCGCTCTCTGACAGCCTGCGCCTCATCACAGGTTATGGGCGGGATGTGATGATCGGGTCGGATGTTGTGGCGAGGATGGTGAATTTCAGCCGCAACTCTACGGCAACCTACATCGGCAAGGATGGACAGCTGAAAACTGCCGCTGCGAATGAACCGCGCTTTGAGCGAGAGGGTTTGCTGATTGAGGGGCAGAGTACGAACATTCTTACCAAGTCTTCCGGTCTAGGATATTGGTCTGGTGCCACGGCAGACGAGATTGTTGAGTCGCTGGAGCGTGACCCATTTGGGGTAACTGGTGAGGTTATATCCGTTGTGTCAAAAGCACCAACAAACCTCTATAAAGCCATAACAGTTCAACCTGCAACAACGTACACATTCAGCATCTTCTACAAGGTAAAGGCTACAGCGGCTTCATGCTCAGTAAAGTGGGGTTTCGAGGGGACTGGTATCGAAGGTGGGTCTGCCAGAGTTGAAATAGATTGTTTAACTGGATCTTTAATTTTTTCCGATGCGGGTATTTTGCGCTGGAAATCTACAAAACTAGCAGACGGCTGGAACAGATTTGATGTGTCAGCAAAGACCTCCTCTTCGACAACTACAGTAACGTTGAATATTTCAGAAGGGGCTCAAAACATCGCTAACTCGCTGATGATTTTTGGATGGCAGCTGGAAGCTCTGCCGTTCGCCAGCTCCTACATTCCGACAACTGGTGCGGCTGCCACGAGGGCTGCTGATATTGTCACCATTCCGTGGGCGATGAACATCAATCCCGCTACGGTCACCGTCGCGCTGAATTATGACGTGCTTGGTGTGGTCCAGGCTAGCCAGCGAATTATTGAGTATGCCGCCCCGGCGGTTCCCAGGTATATTATGCAGGTTACCCTAACTGGCAATTTCGAATCCTATTGCGGAACATCACCGCTGGTGGTAGGTACCCCCCCCATTGGACCCGGATCGCTGGCGGTTGCGTCAACCTCCCCAACCCGCCACGCATTGCGTTTGACAGGAAAAAACATTGCAGCAGCCACACCTAGCGGCCCCGCCAACGCTACATCGAACGTAACCATCGGCGCTGGTGCTGCTGGCTCAGTGCCACTTTATGGCCATGTTCGCAACCTTCGCATCTGGCACCGAGCTTTCACCGATGACCAACTCAAGGCGGTAGTATGACAAACTTTATCGACCTCAACCTCAAAGCGGCCGATAAGGCCGCTATGACCAAAGCCCTGCTGGCCGCCGGCTTTATCACGGACAGCGAGACCGGCACCCTCTATCACCCCACCGCATCGCTGCAACTTCTGCCGCCCGGCATGGTTACCCGCCCCACCTCCGTGGTGGATGATGAGGGTCTGCCGGTGCGCGAGCCTGTACCGGGCTATCACGCCAACGTGCGCACCCAAGACCTCGCAATGGCCACCGCGCTGGCGCCGGTAACCGTGGTTGTCGAAACCCCGCAATATGTCTGGGCCTCAGATCCGGCTGGTATGTGAGCCTTGCCTCCTGGCGCTGTCAGCGTTAGGATTTACCCATCATGGCCTGCTCTATTCTGAGTGGGCCTTTTTGTTTCCTGCCCGCCGAGAATCCCATGTCAGCCATCGATATCGTCACCATGCGAGGAGTAACGCCGCGCGTGGAGCCTCACCTTTTGTCTGATGAAGTGGCCGTGGTGGCCCGCGATTGCCATTTCGATCACGGCGTAATCTCGCCCCTCGAGGAGGATATTAGCGTCGGAGTGGTGTTGCCAATCACACCAAAGACCCTGTTACGCTATGGCGATCACTGGTTCGCATGGAACAAGGTGGTTGAGGCCATCCATTCTCCAATCGCCCAGGATGGGTATCAGCGCGTCTACTACACCGATGGGGAATACCCCAAGGTGACCCATGCTCAGATCGCCACTGGCGGCAGCAACAAGCCGACAGCCTGGTATCGGCTTGGGGTGCCTGCGCCAGGCGTTCCGGTCGGGATTGGCGCTATCACGCCGCCAGATGGCGGCAAGGATGACGACACTACCGATGACGAGACCCGCTACTACGTAGATACCTACGTGACTGCCATGGGCGAGGAGGGGCCACCAGGACCTGTTAGCGGCAAGGTGGCGATCCCCATCCCAGGGTCAACGGTGACGCTGGCGTTATCCCCCCCGCAGTCGCAGGACAACAACATCACCAAGCGCCGGATCTACCGGTCTGTCTCCGGTGGCGGCCTGGCTGATTACCTGCTGGTCGCTGAGCTGCCTATTGCGCAAGCTTCATTTGTAGATAGCCGCGCTGATGGTGAACTTGGTCCTGTCTTGGAGACTTACGATTACGCTCCCCCCCCAGCGGCTCTGCGTGGCCTCTGCCAGATGGCCAACGGCATGTGTGCCGGGTTCGCTGGCAACTCGCTCTATCTGTGCGAGCCCTATCTGCCCTATGCCTGGCCGGAGAAATACCGGCTCACCACAGAGCACGACATTGTGGCGATCGCCGCCATTGATACCGCGCTGGTGATAGGTACCAAGGGTTACCCCTATCTGGCCCAAGGTGTGAGCTCCTCCTCTGTAACAAACCAGAAGCTCAGCCAGTTGCCACAGGCATGCATCAGCGCCAGCTCCATGGTGTCTATGGATGGGGTGGTGCTGTATGCCTCGCCGGATGGACTGGTTGGCATTGGTGCCAGTGGTGGGCAAGTGGTGACCGAGCAGGTGATCACTCGCAAGCAGTGGCGGGCCATGAAGCCGGAAACCCTGCGTGCCTGGCATCACGATGGCAAGTACGTAGGCCTGACAGACACCCACGCCTTTATCTTTGATCCAAAGTCGGGCGACCTGCGCGAGTTGACTAATCGCTGGGATGCCGCCGTCTCTGACATGGAGAGCGACAGCCTGTTTGTAGCCAAGGGGCGTGACCTGCACATCTGGCGTGGCGGCGAGGCTGGCAATGGCCAGCTTGTCTGGCGTTCAAAGGTCTTCATGGTTGTCGGTGGCGCGTCCTATGGGTGCTGCAGGATCCTGGCCTCGGATCTCAGCAAGGTCGGGGTGCGGTTGTTTGTAGACAATCAGCAGGTGATGGAGTTGTCGCCTGGCAACCTGACGACCAGCGCCTTCAGGCTTCCGCCAGTGCGTGGCCGGTGGTGGCAAATCGAGGTGTTTGGCACCTCCACTGTGCGGCGTATCACGTTGGCGGGATCGATGGTGGAGTTGATGTAATGGAAAAACCTGCATACCGGGCCGGGCGGGACCCGGCAGCGACCGCCGAAAACGTGGAGCTGCTTACTGGGCAGCGAGGCAACAAGCTGGACAAGGCGGTAACGCTAAGAGAACTGACAGAGCTTGGCTTGGCCACTCTGCGCCCTGGGGCCGGTGGTGCCTACAACCCAGGCAAGAACCCGGACCTTTTCCCGACCGGCATTTATGACAAGCCCCATGCACCGGTCAATGTGCAGGCAAATGGGGCGTTTCATACCGTGGTGGTTGAATGGGATAGCCCCAACTACCGTGGCCACGCTCATACCGAGATATGGCGAGCCGAGACAGATAGCCTGCCTGCAGCCACGCTGGTCGGTACCACCTTGGCCAATGTGTTCTCTGACGCCATTGGCAAGGGGGCGCAGTTCTACTACTGGGCGCGTTTCGTAAATGGCAAGGATGATGCCGGCCCCTTTAACGCCAACGGAGTCATGGCGGAGACTAGCCGCGATGTGCAGGACATTCTCGATGAGCTGCAGGGGAAGATTGAGGAGAGCCACTTAACCAAGGAGCTGCTTGCCCCTATCAAACAGGTCCCGCAGTTAACTCTTGATGTTGAGGCGATTCGCCCCAGGCTGGAAGAAATCGATGTGTCTATCGGCACCATCCAGAACAAGATCCCAAGCATCGAGGGAGACCTGGCATCACTCAGCCAGAAGCAACTTGAAAGTGAAGATCTTCTTAAGGATGCCCAGGCGCAGCTTGGCAATGCCAGCATCGACATTGGCCTGGTTCAGGACAGGCTGAACAACAAAATAGACAAGTACAAGGGTGACTTTGACAGTTTCCGCGATGCGGTATTCAAGGTTGACCCTGAGAATGGCAGCATCACCATGGACGCGGTGAATGCTGTCCGTGAAGAGATGCGGACCTCTATCACAGAGGTTCACCAGGGCCTGGATGCTGTGTCTGGTCAGATAGCCAGCAAAGCCGACAACGTCACAGTGGACGGCCAGGGGAAACGCATCACCGAGGCGGAGCAGCGCATCAATGGGCTCGATGCCAGCTTGAGCCAAACAGTGACCAAGGGGGAGTTTACCGACGAGCAGAAGAAGGTCACCCAGATCGGTCAGGAGTTGAATGCCACCAAAGGCGAGTTGGCACAGAAGGCAACTCAACAGCAGGTGGACGAACAGGGCGAACGGCTGGCCAATGCTGAGAGCAAGCTGACGGTTCATACCGATGAGCTATCGAGCCAAGCTCAGCGCATTGATGGGCTGCAGGCCACCGTCAACAGCGGTGATGAGGCGCTTGATGCCAGGATCACCGAGCTGGCGCGCGTGACGGCTGAGGCTGACGGCGTGACGGCCCAGCGTGTCAGTGGGCTGGAGGTGAGGGCTGGTGAAGCGGAAGGCAAGATCAGCGCGCTGGAGGAGGTTATCGAGTCGAACGGTGGGATAACGGCCGGGCGATTCGATGAAATTAAAGCTGAAGTCGAACTGGCCAAGGACAAGGCAGATGGGGCTGGTGACGCCGGTCAGGCAGCGATTGATGCCGCCCTGGCAGGGGATGAGCGGGACAGGGGAAACCGGAAGTCCTTTGGCGCCATTCGCACGCAGCAGCAGGTGATCGTTAATGAGCAGGGCGCCCAGGCCAAGCGCATCACCGACATGAATGTGAAATTTGAGGGAAAGGATGCTGACACTCAGGCGCGCATCTCCGGTGTGGAGGAGGTGTTTGCCGATGCGGATAGTGCCCTGGCTCAGAGCATTGATGATCTCAAGGCGTCAACAAGCGGGGCGTTTGGAGAAACCGCTGCATCCATCAAGGCTCTGGAAAAGGCGTCGGCAGACGGTGACAGTGCGCTGGCGCTGCGCCAAGACCAGATGCATGCTGAGCTGACCGGCGCAGACAACGAACTGAGCGCAGGTATCGCCAGCGAATCAGAGGCAAGAGCGACAGCTGATGAAGCTATGTCGCGGCGAGTTGACGAGCTGACTGCCAGTGTGGATGGCGAACTTGGTGACCTGAGCGCCCGTGTAGCCCAAGAAGAGCAGGCGCGGGCGGATGGAGACGGCGCACTAGCTCAGCGGGTAACCACGTTGGATGCCAGCGTCAAGGAAGGGGATGCAGCCAATGCCTCCAGCATTTCCAACCTGGAAAAAGTGGTTGCTGACACCAGCCAGGCCCTGGCTCAGCGTCAGGAAAACATGGAGTCATCCATCGACCTTGTTGGTCAGACTGATGTCGAAGGGGCTCTGGCCAGTGATGAGCGCGACCGGGAGAACCGCAAGGCGCGTGGCAAGATCATCACTCAGCAGCAAACTCTGGCCAATACCCATGAGGCGTTGGCAAGAGATGTGACGCAGCTCACCGCAGATTACAAGGCGGATAGTGCCGACCTGCACAGTCAGGTCACCGAGGAGCGGCTGGTGCGCAGCACGGCAGTTGATGCGTTGGCACAAAAGACATCGGTGCTCGAGGCGCAGATAAAGGGGGTCGATCAGTCGCTGTCTGCCTCTATTGCCGAAGTGGCCAAAGCCAGCGCTGACGCAGACTCAGCCATGGCTGAGAAGTTGAGCCAGCAGCAATCCGCTATGGAAACAGCAGATGCTGAATTGTCTGGGCGCATCAACGAGGAAGCGACAACCCGGGCCGATGCAGTGGAATCGCTGGTCAGTCAGATCCAGCAGATGACGGCCGACTATCAAGGGGCAGATGAGCGCCTGACTGCCCAGATTACCGAGGAGTCCACAGCTCGGGCCAACGCAGTACAGTCGCTGGCCAGCCAGATAAACACGGTTTCCGCCGTCGCCGGCAGCAAGAACAAGACATTCTTCCAAGCCACTGCACCAGGTACTGGCATGGGTACGGGCGACCTGTGGTTTGACACTGCCAATAACAACCGGCCTTACCGTTACAGCGGGACTGCGTGGGTGGCTACCGATGACCCACGAATTGCAGCAAACGCAGCGGCTGTCCAACTGCAGAGCGAGGCGATTGCAGACCTGCAGAACGGTGCCCAGGCGATGTGGACGGCAAAAGCCACTGCCGGGCAAATCACAGCCGGGATTGGCCTGATTGCCAAATCGGACGGCACCAGCCAGGTGGCCATATCAGCCAGCCAGGTGTTCGTGTTCAATCCCAACAGCTCCACACCCATGGCGCCATTGTTCGCCATCGATAATGGGCAGACGGTGATCGCCGAGGCCATCATCCGCAAGGCTACCATTCAGATCCTGAACTCCGAGAAGATCACGGCTGATTTTGTGAAAGCGGGGGTGAGCATCAGCTCCCCACTGATCAACGGTGGCCAGATCGATATGGGGAATGCCTTCATGGCTGGAGGGGCTGCTGGCTTCGGCAAGGGCGGGCCATATGGAGGCTGGGGATGGGGTTGGAACACGATTATCTATGCTGACGGAAACATCTACACCAACCGACTCCATGCGGAAGGTGGTTATGTTCGAAACATGTCACTTGGCAACTGCACCATTGAGCAGGACTGTATAGTCAAAGGGACCATCTACGCCGAGAGGATTGTGGGTGACATCGTAAGAACATACGCACTGAACCTGGCTTCGCCAGTCTGGTTGCCAGCCATGCCGTTCACTAGAAAATGCACTTTCATGCTAACGGTGTCTAGTGGCTCCTCAACTACAACTGCCACTGTATATGTCAATGGCGTGGCGATAGGCTCACTAACCGCACGTGACTATGGGATGGGGCAGGGTTCTACCATGAATCACAATTTCGAGTTCTTACTTGCTGCAAACCAGGCCCACACAATCAGTTATGACAGGGATAACAAGGGCTATCCGTATGCATCAAGTTCGTGTCTCTCAATCGTATGTTTGGCGTGAGTTATGAAAATACCGCCTCTTTGCCGTATCGCCGGAGATACCGGCAACCCCAGGCTATCCGCCGAGCTGCAAGACGCCATCCGTAACCGGGTGGCGTTTTTGTTTGTGCGCGGCGCTGATGGTTTTGTTCTGAGACCGGTGGTGGAACAGGGCGTTACCGGGGTCCTGATCTGGGTTGGATGGGGTGATGGCGGGGCACCGGAGCGACACCTGCCGGAAGTGAAGCGGCTGGCTCGCCTGATTGGCGCCCGCTGGCTTCGCTTCCATTCGACGCGCAAGGGGTGGCTCAAGGTTGCTCCAAGAATGGGGTGGGAGCGTCAGCCAGATGATGCTGACGGCATGTTTGTATTTCAGATCAACTTGTGAGGTGAGGGGATGGGAAAGGGTGGTTCAAACGAAATCAAGGAAACCGAAGCCCAGAAGGCCGCGGCTGATGTGGCCACAGAGCAGTGGAATATCTACAAGAGTGACCTGCAGCAGTATGAAGACGTCTTCATGGACAAGGTGGATGACCTCAACAGCGAACGCGAATACGACAAGCTTGCCGGCACCGCAGCGCTGGGTACCGCTCAATCCTTTGGTGAGGCGCGCTCAGGGTTGGCTGACTCCCTGGCTGCCGGCGGCGTGGACCCAACCAGCGGCAAGTACCAATCGGCCATGTCCAATTTGGAGACGGATCAGGCTCTGAGCCAGACCGATACGACCAACCGAGCACAGTCCAGCCAGCAGGACCGTTATGTGGCAGGACTCAAGGATGTGGTCAGCATTGGCGCCGGCCAGAAAGCGGAGGCACTTGCTGGGATGGGGGATGTGGCCAACACCAGCCTGCGTAAGGCTGCCAGTGATGCTCAGACATCGTTTCAGAGCAAGCAGGCGACTGCGGGGTTGGTGGGTGCGGTGGCCGGAGCAGGCACGGCATATGGCCTTGGCCAGTTGAAAGCGCCGGCTGCAGTGGAAAGCAAGAAGATCAGCCCTACTGCATCAGTGTTGCAAAACAAAGGTTATTAAGGGGTTAGCCATGGGATATGCCGCAGACAAATTTGCCCAGATCACGCGCGATAGCTACCAGGACTGGAAGACTCGTTTCTACCCCAAGCAGAAGGAGCTGATGGAGTTGGCCACCAATGGCCAATTGCTGCGGGATCAGCTTGGCCGGGTAGACCAGAACAACCAGAACTCGCTGGCAGCCGCCAAGCAAGCAACTGACAACCGAATGGCCAGGATGGGGGTTAGCCCAAGCCAGGGCGCCAATGACAACAGCCAGGGTCTGCGCATGGCCTTGATGAATGCTGGCACTGAGAACGGCCTTCGTGAGCAAGAGCAGTCCCGCCAGATGGGGATCCTGACAGGGGCAGATGCTGGACTGCGTGAAGCAATCAAGACAGGGGGTAAGGTCTGATGGGTTACGGAATTTTGGATATCGGCGCTCAAACGCGCCAGCAGGGCATGGCAGGGCTGCGTGATGCAGCCAACCGTGAGAACGAAATTGAGATGGGGAACAAGCAACTCAAGACGCAGGAGAAGCAGGCCAAGATGTCTGCTGCAGGTGCCGGCGCCGCCACTGGCGCCATGATCGGCGCATCTTATGGTTCGGTTGGTGGTCCCGTCGGGGCTGTCATTGGGGCGGGTGTTGGATTTTTGGCAAGCAGCTTATTTTAAGGTGAGGTGAGTATGGGCGTATCAGGATTGGCAGAAGGGTTTCTGGCTGGCTTCAACACCATGGACCGCTATCAACGGGGTCAGCAAGAGGAGGCCCGGCAAGAGCGCGAGCTGGGGTTACGGGATGCGATGGTGAAACAGAACCAGGCGAATTCAGAGCGAGATTTCTCTCTGCGCCAGGCGCAGTTCGATAACACGCTGGCACAGCAGAAAAAGGCAGATATTCGTTATGAGGACGAGACCAAATATAGCCGAGGGCGCGACAAGGATGATTATGAATTGAGGCGACAGGAAGCGCAGGGGTTAGCACTACTTCGCCAGCAAAAGATGGATCATGATGCGTATATTTTTGCACGGGATAAAAAAGACCGGGAAGATAGTGACTGGATTAATGACAAAATTGCCACAATCAATTTGACTTATGATGCCAGAAAGAATGGGCAGCCAGACCCGGTGGAGTACACCGAGCTACTCAAAGATCCGCGACTACAAAAGGGTGGCTCATTCTATCGATATAATTTCGACAGATATAGTGATGGCCAGCATCTTCAAGCTGGTCGTAAAATAGTGCCGCAAATTTCTGGTCTGATGAAAGATATCGACTCTGGGGAATTGAGTTGGGGAAATGAGGGTGGTCAGCGAGCCATTGTTCAGCGCATTAACGTGCCGGAAATAATTGACCCGCTCAATACAATATTGGAACATGAAATTAAACGCGGTGTTGGTGAAGTCGATATCAACTCAGGTAAAAAAATCGCCGATAAAACACTGACACATGTTATTCCCACTGAGGATGGGCGCGGCGTCATGTATGGACTGAAGGTCACCTATACCGATGGGAGTTCGAAAGATAGCGTAGTCACCGAAGGCCGTAATACATTACCAGGCGATCCGGTTAAAGTTTCTAAATGGGGCGATCTGATAAAGACGGTGTACGAACGTAGTAATATGTATCAGCAACTGAGTGGGGCTGGTCAAAACCGTGAGACACTCAAGCGCGTTGGCCAAAACCTTGGGTTAGAAACAACTCCTGACTACAAGGGGCTGCAAACCGCCCTGGCAGGCCTCTACAAGCAAGAGGCCAAGGCGCTGGCCGATGGCGGAGATCCAGCAACAGTCAAAGCGGCATTTGATGAAGCCAGAGAAAATCTGCCTTCTGTCTACGGGGTGAATACTGGTGGTGTGCCTAGCACCGCAGCCTCTGGTGTCAATCCTGAGCTGTGGGGCCAGAGCGACCCTGAACGCCAGCAGTTTATGAGAGAGGCTGAGCAGGGTGGGTGGCTTGGCCGCTATCTTGAAAGCCCGGAAAAAATGGACGGAGCCTTTGCGTTATGGCGTCAGGCCGTCGCTAAGGATAAGTCAGCTAAGCAAGCAGCGGCATCTGCCGAGAAGGTGCGCAATATGGAGGGAGGTAGAAATCAACCGCACAACTACCGTGCAGCTGAAGAGGCGGCCGTGAATGCGGTTATTGCACCATTTGCCAATGGCCAACCGGTGCTTAACAAGGCGCCAGATGCTACGGCAGCCTATCAGGCAATGAGCTTGGCCCAAGCCCGCCGCTAGTTGCCTTTCAACCACCCCAGCGTTAGCATCTCTCCATCGTCGGTCAGTCTGCATGCTGATCGCCCCATCTCAAAAGCCCTAAGCGGTTCGCCGCTCGGGGCTTTTCTTTTGCAAAAAGCCGAGGCCATCTGAATGGACAAGCACAGTCTCAGTGACGCATCCCTGCCACAACCGCTGCAATCTGACTCTCGAGGAAAGCAGTTCTGGGATGAAATCAATAGTCAGCTTTCATCGCCGCCCCCAGCGGAAGCCTCCAAACGTGACCTTGATGTCGGTCTGGGTGATGTCGCTCGTGGGGTTGGCGCCGGCGCACTGGATCTGGTCGGTGGCATTGGCGAGCTGGCACGGCAGGCCAGTAACTTCGGCAAGGAGAGCGCTGGCAAGCAGGGGGGTGATTACCTGGAGCAGGCCCGCGCCAAGATGGCCAACAAGCTGAGTCCCGTACTGGATATGGTGGCCGGCGCCGGCGATCTGGCTACATCGGGGGCCGAGTCACTGACCGAGGGGATGAGCGCGGATGCCAAGGAGGCCATGGGGCGTCGGCTGGTTGATGAAACGCCGGAAGGGCGCTTGACCCTGGGGGATGGCGCTGGGGATATCGACGTGTGGGCCATGAAGTTTGCACAAGGCATAGGGTCTATGGTGCCAACATTGGGTGCGGGCGCAGCAACCGCTATTGGACGGGCGGTGACGGTATCAATGCTCAAACGAGGGGTAAGCCAGAAGCTGGCTGAACAAGTGGCAGCCAAGACGGTTCACCTGTCTACTGGGACCGCAATGGCGACCGGCGTCACAGGCTCGGTGGGCAGCGCGGGGGTGAGCACCCGCGATACCGTGCTGGGGATGAGCTTTGATGAGCTGGCTGCCAGCGACACCTTCCGCCAGTCATTCACGCGCATCGACCAGGATCAGCAGACTCAGCACCTCTCCGATGAGGAGAAGCTGTGGCTGGCCCGGGAAGAGACGGCCAATCTGGCCAGCCGAGCTACCATGAGCGACGCCAAGGTATGGGGGGCCGCCGCCATGGGTTCCATGATGGGCGACGCCATGCTTTTCAAGATGCTGGCTGGCAAGGCCGCAACTGGCGGCGTGCTGAAAGGTGCTGCCAAGGGGGCGGCAGGTGAGGGTATCAGCGAAACCCTGGAGGAAGGGGGGCAGCAATACGCCGTCAACGAATCCCTCAATGAGGTAGCCGCTGCCGGTATCGACCCGATGAAGGGGGTCATGTCGAGCGCGATCGAAGGTGGCTTGATCGGGATGGGCACTGGCGGTGCTGTAGGTGTTGTTGGTGGTGCTCGAGGTGGTAAGCATGCCGGCCCAGAGGAGAGCATCGGGGCCGCTCCGGTTTTAGAGCCCCCCGCGACGGTAACGGAGGAAGCCACAGGTCCCGCAGAGGATCCGGTTTCTGCATCTACCCCACTGGAAGAGGGTGAGCAGGCGCCACCCGCCTCGCAGGTTGAGGGGACGCAACCCCCGCTCGAGCCAAGTTCCAGTATTTCAGGCCAGTTCCCCGGGGTATTTGAGCGTGATCAGCGCGGTATCCTGCGGGTGAGGGGGGATATTGATACGCTGGCGGCGTGGGCTGAGCAGGCCGATGTGCCCTATATCACTGATGGTGAGGGGGTCGCGGTCCCAGCCAAGTACGCTGGGCAGGCGGAGCGGGCGATCAAGGGGTATCAGCCTATCCCTGAGCCGGTTGCAGAATCTGTGCAACCGGTGGATATGCCAGTCTTCAGCCAGGTTGACCCTATTGCGGAGACGCCAGCCTTTCTGCGCCAGTCCATAGCTCGAGCTGGTAGCGAGACGGATTCTGTGTTTGGCCCGCTCCAGACTATGCGGATCACCAAGCGAGGCAAGCCATTCTCCAGCGAAAAAGAGGCGGCATATGCCAGCCGCAAGGACAAGGAGATGCCGGTGCCGCTTAATGGGGGCGGCTTTGGTGTGGCAGAGATCGCCGAGGTTGAGCAGGCTAAGGCGGCTGCAACCCCGCAACCCCGCACCCCATCGCTCGATGGCACCGGTATTGCCGACTCGAGTCAACCTTCTGACCTGCCGGCGGCAAGCGTAAGCGCAGAAACAGTTTCGGCCCAGCCCGCACCAGCCGACGATATCAGCCAACTCGCGCCAGCAATCGATACCGGATACCGCGAGGTGATCCCAGCTAACCAACCGCAAGCAGAGGTGAGCAATGAGCCAGTTACCCCAGTACCTGCAAGCGGCAGTGAAGGACAAGGCGATCAGCCTGGCGCAGGCGAACCAGCTGCAGAAGGCGCTGGACCAGCCATTGCCGGACTCACCGACCGAGCTGGATCCGGAAATCCGGCAGACAACACTCCTGCTCCACCTGTACCTGATGGACAGCAGCAAGATGACCCAACACTGACAGCCCCGACCCCTGATGCCGGGGCTGCTGTTTCTGAGGTGGTGCAACCAGATCCAGTGGCGCCTGAGCCTGCCGCCAGCGAGCCGGTTCAGCAGATCGAAGCCGATACCGCGCCAGTCAGTAACGTGCGCATGTCACAGCAGCAGGAAGGGCTTTCTGTTGACGAGGCGAGCAAAGTCGTGGACGATTTTCTAAAGGACTACAATGGCAACATTCCGCTTGAGCCATTTATCAGGGAGAAGGCCAGTGAAATCTACGGACCCAGCGTTGAAGGAACCGAGTTCGCAAGAACAACCAAGGGCGCATATCACCCCTCAAGCGACCGGATTGCCATCGTCTCCGGAAATGCACGACCACAAGATGGGGGAGGCGCCGGCATTTCCTCCGCCGCATCCGTTCGAGACATATCTGTTCGAAAGGCTGAAAACCTACGCACAGGGGTATCTGCCGCTGCCTTGGCCTCACTGTCTGATGTTGATGGACGAGTCGGTGCGGGCCGAGCTGGACAGGCAGCAGTCGGAGAAGTTAGCCGAGATGGACAGGGAGCAGGCAGCACGAGAGCTCGCACGGTTGACCGCGTTGGAGCGAAAGCGGATCTCCTCGACACGTTACGTCATGAAGTGTTGGGCCACTACGGTACTGACACGTTTACGCCTGAAAATAAGCGCACCCTTCTCCAGAAGCTGATTGATGCGAAGCAACAACCTTGGCTGGCGAAAGAGTGGGCGAGTGCAAATCGACGTTATAAGCACCTTGATGAAATGGGGAAGGCGGAGGAAGTCTTTGCCAGCATCGCAGAGAAAGAGCTGCCGCCACGCACCACTCAAGCCTGGAGTGATATCAAGACTGAGTTCTCTCGCCTGCTGCGCAAGACCGGCTTGGCGAAAGGCCCAATCAAAGAGCATGAACTCGATAGCCTGATCCGCGCTGTTGGCAAAGGCATTCGCAGTGGTGAGCGCACCAAGCAGAACGTCCGAGGTGATCAGGAGGTCATTGGCAAGCCCGCCGACGAGCCAGCCAAACCCGGCAAACCTGAGCGTATCATCCGCTTCTCCAAGCAGGCCATGGCCCAGGGCGACAAGCCAGCCAAGTACTTGACCCGAAAAGAGGCTGAGCTTGTATCCAGCGGGTGGTTCAAGCAGTACCGGGGGGCAAGCGGTATCAAGGTGCAGATCCATGCCACCCAGGGTGAGCTTGAGGGCGTGCTTGGGTTAGATGCCAAGGAGGGGCTGATCCGGCGCGCGGCATTCGACGACGACGCTGGCACCCTGCACGTAGCGGCCGACACCATCTCAGACCCCAAGCGGATGCGCGAGATCCTGCGCCATGAGGTGCTGGCCCACTATGGCCTCGCCAACGTGCTTGGCGATGGTGAGTACACCAAGCTCATGAGTCGGCTGATTCAGTCGCAGAAAGACCCCAGCATGAAACCGGTGTGGGATTGGGTAAACACCCACTATGCCGATGAGGATATCGGCACCAAGGCCGAAGAGGTGGTGGCCCACCTCGCCGAACTGGAACAGGGGGCCTGGGGCCGTGGCTGGGACCGGGTTGTGGCCTGGGTTACCCGGGCGCTGCGTGCGGTCGGCTTTGTGCCTGATGGCATCACGGCCGCAGAGACGCGCTCCCTGATTGAGGGACTGGGCAAGAAGCTGCAGCGCAGCGGCCCAGATGATAATGGACCTGACGGTGGCAAGAAGTTCAGCCAGGAAGATGCTCAGGCGCAAACCAAGAAAGGCGGCGTCAAGATGAGCCAGAGCGTTGCTGACAACGGCCCTGCTCTTGAGCAATCCATCACGCAAAAGGTGAAATACCAAGCCGGTGCGGCGCTGGGGTCCATTAAGAACTGGATGAAGCAGGGCCGCCCGGTGATGCTTGGCACCTTAACTGATCTGCAAATTGATCAGGTATACCGAGACATAACCGGCGGGGCCGTGTCGAAATACCAGCGCCTGCGCACCCAGATGGAGGCTGATCGTAACGACATCCTGCTGGATGCTGAAATCCGTATCGATCCGCTGTGGGATGCATTGGGCAAGCAGGATAAGGCGGACCTGTCCAACCTGATGCACGATGCCACCATGGCCCGCTTGCACCCTGACAAGTCACTCGATGAGAACAGCTACTACCAGGAGGTCAAGCAGAAGCTGGATCGCGCCAAAAAGCCGGAGACCCGCGCCGCCTATGAAGCAGAGTTGCGCACCATAGAACGGAATCACTCCGAGCTGGCCAGGCAGTACAACGCGCTGCCAGCCAATGCCAAGGCGCTCTACAGCACCATGCTGGACACCTATACCGAGCAGTGGGAGGCCCTGCGCGGTGCGATAGAGCAGCGACTGGAGGACTTGCTTGGTGTTCGTGAGGGGCGTGCCATGGCTGCCGAGATGCGCCAGAAGATGGAGCACGCCCTGCAGCACGGCCCTTACTTCCCGCTGACCCGCTACGGCGACTACGTGGTCAAGGCTCGTAAGGGGGATGAGTACGTCCGCGAGCACTTCGAGCGCCGCGCCGATGCCGAGCAGGCGGTCAAGCAGTACCAGCGTGACGGTTACAGCGCAGTGATGACGGTCAAAGAGGAGGGCGGTGGCGACAGCGCCAACGCGAACCAGCTAGGTATGGAGATGCTGAGCTTCCTCGATAGTGCTGATGGGGTCAGCAAAACCGCTCTGAAAGATGAGATCTGGCAAGCCATGTTGCGCATGATGCCGGATTCCTCCTACGCCAAGCATGCCATTCACCGCCGTCGGGTGAAGGGGGCTAGCCGTGATGCTCATCGCGCCTACCTGAACAGCGTTTATCACTATGCCCGGCATGTATCCAAGATCCGCTATGGCCACAAGATGCAGGGGGAGCTGGACAAGCTGAGCGAGCAGATCAGAGCCGGTGTCGCTGGCGAGCCAAGCAGCCTCAAGCCAGAAGACCTGGAGATAGCTCAGCAGGTGCTTAACGAGATGAACAAGCGCCATGACCTTAACATGAACCCGACCGGCAAAGCGTGGGCGGGTTCGGCCGGTAATATCGGTTTTCTCTATTACATCGGCCCATCGGTTGCCTCTGCTGTGGTCAACATGACCCAGAACTTCACCGTGATGCTGCCCCAGCTGGGGGCCAAGTATGGCTTTGCTAAATCCGCTGCCGCCATGACCCAGGCGCTGGGGGATTATATGAAGCACGGTAAATTCAAGGCAGGCACCACCGAGGCGTGGCACTCATTGACCCGCTCTACCACACTGCCCACAGATGAGCGGACTATCCTGGACAGGCTTTACCGGGCAGGGGCGCTGGATCTCACCCAGGCGCACAGCATTGCCGCCAAGGCTGACACCGACCAGCAAGATGCCAAGCCGATGGGGAAACGCTGGCGCCGAGCCATGCGTTGGGCGGGGGCCACCTTCCACAACGCCGAAGTGCTTAACCGCGAGGTAGCGGCCCTGGCCGCCTACCGCTTGCTCAAGCAGGCGGAGCCGACACTGAGTGGCCAGCAATACGCTGACCGGGTGGCTGAAATGGTGTATGACGGCCACGGCAACTACGCCGCCAGCAACCGCCCACGCTACATGCGCAACGACATCACCAAGGTGCTGACCCAGTTCAAGATCTACAGCCAGATGATGACCTACGTCCTTTACTCCAATGCCATCAAGGCAGCCAAGGGCGACAAGGTGGCGAAGAAGACGCTTGCCGGCGTACTGGCAACACATTGGGTTATGGCCGGGGTAATGGGGTTGCCGACACCAATCACCGCGGTCGTTTATGCGATAGCAGCAGGGCTGGACGATGACGATGATCGCAGCGGTGAAGCGTCATTCCGCCTGGCACTGACCGAGGCGCTCGGGCCCCGCGCCGGGGAGCTGCTAGCCAAAGGGCCGATGGATACCTTGACCAACCTCAGCATTGCCGGCCGTACCGGGCTGGGTGATCTGTGGTGGCGCAGCCCCAAGGAGGGGACTGAGGGGGACGATCTGGCATGGCACGCTGTTCAGCAACTGCTGGGCCCAGTTGCCGGGATTGGCATCAACCTGGCGCGTGGTGCGGGGCAGATGACGGATGGTCACATTCAACGCGGGCTGGAAACCATGTTGCCGAAGTCGATTCGCGACGTTGCCAAGTCCTATCGCCAAGCGACAGAAGGAGAGCAGACCATTAAAGGCGACATCATCATGGATGATGTTTCGACCTGGAACGTTGCCATGCAGGGGCTGGGTTTTGGTAGCGCCCAAATGGCCAAGAACTACGACGCCCGCGAATACATCAAAGGCAAGGAGAAGCGCATCGCGGATAAGCGATCTCAGTTACTAACCGACTATTACATGGCCCGCAAGAGCGGTGAGATGGACGAGTTGCAAGAGGTGTTGGAGCGCATCAAGATGTTCAATGCCATCCACCACCCTGGTGAGCGCATCACCAGTAAAAGCCTGGTGCTGTCGTTCAAGGCCAAGCTTCGCAGCAACGAGCGAACTCAGGGCGGGGTATACCTCAATCGCAACCGAGAGTACCTGAGAGAGGAGGGGCGCTTCGCCGATTGATGGGGAAAGGGATACCTATTGATGGGCCTGCTTAGTTTACTATCCTCGGTACTTTCTATTTTTATAAGCGCAGTCCAGCTTGTAGCAGCAATAAATACCATATGATTACAGCATTCGCTAATATGCTTTCATATAGAGTTTAAACTCTATTTATTGCATGCCAGTTACAACCATTAAATCAATCTCATTTTCTGTCATTGTTAATTATAGTGTCACCAATCAATAGTGGTTTGACAATAGCATAACATGTAAATGGATTAGTGCTCACATCTATTTTCATAAAAAAATTATTTTTATGCGCAAAGTATTGAAATGCAAAAGGTAGGTTTGACTTTTAACTATAAGAATATTATTGGATTGTTGCGATTTTAATAAAGAGGATGATTATATGAAACTAAATTATATATCTCGATTATTGTTGGCATCAATTGCCGTAGGTTCTGTATCCATCTCTGTGTCTGCTAATCCAATATCTCCGCTGGTATTCAATTCATTTGCGCCAAAAAATGATTTATCTGGCTCATTTTCAGCTCAGGTAAAGTTTGCTCAGAGTCAAGTTATCCCTTCTCATCCAAAAGAAGGGGAGCGTCAGCCTACTCTAACTAGCCTGCGAAAAAGCTTGCTACTTGTACAACCACTCCAACCAGATGGTCAAACACCTATAGTAGTTAATGCTCGTGACGGTAAAGGGAACCTTATAGGTACTATCAACTTAGCTCCACCATCCGCGCTACCAGAAACTGTCTATCATTTGGCGGGAGTTCCAGAAGGTGGGGTGAACTTTATACCCGAAAATGATACCTCAAAGATTATCAACAGCAGTGCTGATATAGCTAAATTAAACGATAGAAGCGGTGAGTTTCTCAAAGGTGTGCTGATTAAGAACGCAATAGCGATAGTACAAACTGGTGATGGTCGATGGGAGCCAAATATTTATTTGCCGAATAACATTGATCGAGAGGGGAAAATGGTACGGATAAGCCACAATGCTGGCTACAATTCGACTATTAATTATGGTGAGCGTCAGATAACTATTTCGCGAGGACAAACCTTACAATTCAAATTTACCAATGGACACTGGTTTCGTGAAGGGGAATTAGAAAACAACCGGATCACTTATGCGCCGGACACTTGGAGTGGTGAATTACCTGCTGCGTGGATAAAACCTGGACTGAGTCTATCTATCAGTCAAGGTGATTTAAGTGGAGAGTTGAATGATATCAAGGTTGGTGCGCCTAGTGAGTTGTTGTTGCACACGATTGACATTGGTATGCTTACCACTCCACGGAACCAATTTTCGTTTGCTAATGATAAGGAAGCCCAACGAGAATATTTCCAGACCATTCCGGCAAGCAGAATGATCGTCAATCAATATGCACCATTATCATTGCCAGAGGTAATGCTGCCAGATGGCACCCTTCTTACTGACTTTGATCCTAGCGAGGGGGGGTGGCATACCGGTACTATGCGTCAGCGTATCGGTAAGGAGCTCATTTCTATAGGTATCGACAATGCTAACTATGGCATCAACAATACTGCTGGGGAGGGGGAAGGTGGTCATCCTTATGTGGTAGCCCAATTGGCAGCACACAATAGTCGTGGCAAGTACGCTAATGGGGTGAAGGTGCACGGCGGTTCTGGTGGTGGCGGTATAGTCACTCTAGATAGCTCACTAGGTAATGAATTCAGCCATGAAGTAGGCCACAACTACGGTCTTGGGCACTACGTGGACGGCTTTGCTGGATCAGTTCATCGTAGTGCAGATCAGCTGAATTCGAGCTGGGGTTGGGACAGTGATAAACGTCGTTTCATCCCAAATTTCTACCCACGTAAAACCAATGGTAAATCCTGCCTCAATGACCAGTGTCAACTCCCATTTGATGGGCGCCGATTTGGCTATGATGCTATGGCCGGAGGCAGCCCTTTCTCTGGTGCCAACCGTTTCACACTCTACACACCTAATTCGGCCACTATCATCCAGCGTTTTCTCGAAAGTAAAGCTGTTTTTGATGAAAATTCTCTTACCGGATTTAGCAAGTGGAACCAATCAACAGCCAAAATGGAGCCTTATCAGCATCGGGTTGAGGGGGTCGAAAGTGTAACGGCTCCTATAGATGCCCTTCACGAAAATGGACTGGCTAATTTGCTTGCAAACTATGATTTGGTTAGAGTTGCCATGTGGGATGGTCATTGGACTCGTAATATCAGAGTGCCAATCGCCTCTGCTGATAACCGTGGCCATAGTCTGACAATAGATCACAATGCCGGTTACAACAGCTATCTCTACATCAATGGCCAGGATAGATTGGTTAGTCGAGGCTTCAAAAAAAGCTTCAAATCCGATGGTCTTAATTGGGTAGAGGTTCCCCTTATTGACACCAAAGTTGCTCGTAAGCCTGCCCGGTTTGGCGTGCCAGTAACAACGCTGGTTGGTTATTATGATCCACAAGGTGTTTTGCCTAGTTACATTTACCCAGCATTACATGGAGCCTACGGTTTCACATATGCTGATGACAGCACCACATTGTCAAGTAATGACTGTCAGCTACGGGTAGATACCATTAATGGTTCTCTGAATTTTAAATTGGCGAATCATAGAATTAATAACAAAGTGATGAACAAATTCCACATTAATGTACCAACAGATGTAGAACCCAGTCAGGCAACTGTAATCTGTAACAATAAAACTGCTACTGAAAAAGTGTTAGAAACAGCACCAACGAATATTGAATATACTGTATATGGTAAAGCACTTTCAGCAAAAGAAAATGAAGGGTGTATAGTGTCTGTTAATACAGGAAAGCAGTATTGCCTACCTGTTGGCTCACGTTCAGGTTATTCATTGCCAAACTGGATTGTTGGTCAAGAAGTTTATGTTGACAGTGGTTCTAAAGCAAAAGTTCTATTATCTGATTGGGATAATCTATCATATAGCCGTATAGGTGAGTTTGTTGGTAGCGTAGGGACTCATGAGATGAAAAGTGTAAAAGCTTGGAATGGTCAATATCTCGACTTTAGTAGACCAAGATCGATGAGAGTTGTGAGTAACTAATTTTTTTACTCCATAAAAGGTGCAATATTTTTATTGCACCTTTTTAGTGTCTGATAGGTAAATATGATTGGATCAGTATATTATCAAGTTCCATCATATTTTGATACTGATAGAAGGTGCGCCACACCGCAAGAGTAAGATCAGGATGGTGCCATCTGGTAAGGGCTGCTTATTTGTCTTTGGAGGCTTTGTACGTAGCCCAAGCCTCGTCAAACTGGATTATCAGTTTATTCAACACCTCGTCTGGGATATCAGTTTTCAGTGTGTGTTTTTTCTTTCTCTTGTACAAACCACTTGTTCCACTTGAAGCGGTAAAACCTTCCTGGTCTTTAGTTGAGTAATTAATGTTTTTAGCACCCACGGGCCTGTGCGCCCCGATAAGATCGTCATTGATGTAGCCAGCTGCCTCCATGGCGTTGCGCAAGTGGTGAACTATCTCTGCGTTGATTGATCTCTGATTGTCCTTGGCTGACGCCTCAATCATTTCTTTCAGCTCTTGCGGCATGCGAACGTTGAACTGCGGGTCACTTCTTGCCATCTGAAAAACCACCATCAAAAAACATATTGACGACTATAGTCGCACGGTACTACGCTATCAATGGTAGTACGGTGCTATCGTTTGCTTAAGGAGCACAGAGTGAGCAATCAAATTCCACCCACGTCGATACGCCTACCGGAGGATCTAAAGCGGTGGCTAGGGCACAGAGCTGTGGATAACGGCGTAAGCCTGACCAAGGAGGTTATCTCCATCCTTTACACCGAGATGAGAAAGGTGGGTGAGAGTGACGAGCGAAAGATGGCCTGAGGCCAAAAATAATTCGGCCCCGGCGGGTGCAACCGCCAAGGCCGAAGGATGTAAATCAAACCAAGTTGAGGACCTGTGTATGAATTTACACGAGAAGTGTAACGCTTCTGATACTGACAGCCAAGTGGTGCTGATCCCGGTTAACCAGAGCCAGGTCGGTGATGACCTGGTGCAGACCGTCAATGCTCGCGAATTGCATGAGTTTCTGGGGGTGGGAAAGGTATTTGCAGCCTGGATACAAGACCGGATTCAGCAGTACGAGTTTGTCGATGGCGTTGACTATGTAGTAACGGTTTCCAAAACCGGAATCCGTAAAAATGTGACACAGAAGGACTACTTCATCACCCTCGACATGGCCAAAGAGCTGTCCATGGTTGAGCGCAACGCGAAGGGGAAGCAGGCTCGCCAATACTTTATCCAGTGCGAGCGCGTGGCAAAGTCACCGAACAACAATCCCATGCTGGTCGCTTCTACCATGAATAGCGATCAACTGGCCCTGTTGATGGGGGAGGTTAAGCGGCGTGAAGCGGTGCAGCGTGAGCGAGACGAGGCGATCCGCACCAAGACTTGCATCTCCAGCAGCCGAGAGGCATCTGTGATGGCCAAACTGGGTCACACCAAGCGGGAGGTTGAGGCGCTCAAAGAGCAGTTGGGAGTTGGCTCCAAGCACAAGAGCGTGAAGGGTGCAGGGTTGGAACAGTTCTATATCGATGAAAGTAGCAACCGCCGCCAGACCGCCAACCGGCTCAAGAAGCTGGTGCTGGCAATGGGGGTGACCGGTGACATCATCGACATTGAAGACCCCAACTACGGCACTGTGAAGGCCTATCCGGTCAGTGTGATAGAGCGTTTCAAGCAGGAGGTGGCAGCATGAGCACCGCCCAACTGCAGGATGAGTTGAATGCACTGCTGGGAGAGTTGGATATTATCGACCTTTGCCCTCAAGAACGCAGAGCTCTTGTTGACAGAATTCAGCTCATGATGCCTGACCTGGCTGAATGACATTAATGGGGCTGCGGCCCCATTTTTAATACCCAAATTAGTCCAGAAATGATAAATTCACCTTGTTGCTGTATGCATATACAGTATTTCACAGCCGAGAGGCTGGGGAAGCAAGGGGGACACCGGATGGAATCACTACTGAGCGAACTAGAAGAGATAGTCGAAGGGTTAGACCTGACTAGGGTGGAGGAAGAAAGGATCGCGCGCATTCTGGAAAAACTACGCGAGGAAGCAGCCGCGTCAGCATGA